ATGGCATCACACCCCGATATCCTTAATTTTATTTGTAAAGTATCAATAGATACGCTACAATTTTTCTTTTACGGGACAAATCTTAATCTGTATCTTCGTGGCATGAAAGAAGATATACGAAAAATACGGATGCGCCAAAAATGGCTTGGGATATACACCGAAACGGGTTCTGTGACAAAAACAGCCCTTCGGTGCGGGATTGCCCGTTCCACGTTATACCGTTGGATAAATCGCGAGAAAGAACAAGGTAAGTCAAAATTGTCCGATAAGTCTAAACGCCCATCAAGACTCGCAAATATGAAGGTAACGCCTGGAATTGAAACCATTATTCTTAATCTGCGTGAGACGAGAAAATGGGGAGCGCAACGGATTGCCAACTATCTGCTTAGGAAGAGAATAAAGCTCTCAGCCATGACCGTGTGGCGTGTGTTGAAAAGGCATCAGGTTAAAGCTGTTGTGAAACGGCGTAAAAAGTCAGACTATATCAGATATAGTAAAGAAATTCCTGGGGAAAGGATCCAGCTGGATGTAATGAAAGTACGAAATGGAGCATATCAGTTCACGGCCATAGATGATTGTACCCGTTTGAGGACCATTCGTGTATATCCCAATAAAAAAGCGGAAAGTACAATTCATTTTTTAGGAGAGATACTGAACACCTTTCCTTTTCCCGTTCAGCGGATACAGACTGATTGGGGAACAGAATTCTTCAATTATGATTTCCAATATGAACTGCATGACCATTTTATCAAGTTCAGACCTATCAAACCAAGGACTCCACATTTGAATGGCAAAGTTGAAAGGTCTCAGCAGACCGATAAGACAGAGTTTTGGAATCTTATAGATTTGTCGGATAAGACACTTGATTTGAATGCGATGGCTATGGAATGGCAGGAGTTCTACAATAAGAAACGACCACATTCCTCGCTGAACGGCAAGACTCCGATGCAAAAACTCAAGTCTGTTGAGCACCTTATTCCAATCCAACCCGATGTGAGTGAAAAATTCTTGGAATCAAACGAAGAAATCCTGCCACGTAATTACGAATATCTTAAATTCATAAAACATAGAAATAAGAAAGCTGTTGTTCAATAAGCTGTGGAGAATTACAAATATATCACTGACTGTTAACACTTTTAAGCTCATCTGTCGGGGAACGGCCAGCGCCAAGGGGCGGGACCACCTGTCCCGACGAGCGTAAAAATGCGGCAAGCTAATGTAGTGAATCTGTTGTTATAGCACATTTTATTGCATCTGTCGTTGGTAATTCCTAATTATCTACTCTCTGTTCAAATTCAATGTCCGCGGTCCGTCATAAAACACTTCATTATCGTAGTCTGTCGCTATCTTGATGGTGTCTCCTTTCTTAAAGAAACGACTTTTGGCGATATGCAGACGCATGACGTTCTCCTTACGCTCGGCCGACGACTGGTTGAGAGAGATCAGATGGGTACAGGGTCTTGCCAGTCCTTTCGCCTCGGAACAGTTATACTCGGTCAGCACATTCCGTTCGTCGTTGAGCCATTCCCTGTCTTCAATGGTGGACTGGTAAGTCACCACCATCCATACCTTCTCATCGGCTGCCAGGTCCTTGAGGTCATTGGCTACCGCAATGCGTTTGGCTCTTTCGTGGTCAGCTCCCCAAGCGCGTCGTGCAGCATCCGTCAGCAGATCCATGGAGTCGATGATGACGATGTCGGGATTATGACCCTTGAGTTTACGGTATTCCGAAATACCGTTTTTTATATCAAGAGTGGACACCTGTGCATTGAACCTGGGATAACTGCGCACAGTGATGCTGCCGGCATAGGAAGCTACAAGTTTTTCCAGATGCCTCATTTCCGTGTCGGAAATCTTACCCCGTTCGAAATAGTAGGCATTTTTGGAGATGAGTCCTCCGGAATAGGCATTCAGTGCCTCCTCTTCCGAACCCTCCAACTGAAAATGCAAAACATGAAGTCCGTCATCGATGTCTGCCCGTACCCCAATCCATTTGGCGATGTGGGATTTTCCGACTCCGGTGGAGGCCAGGAAACAGGTCAGTTGTCCCCGCAGGTTACGACCCGCATTCAGTGCATCCAGATAAGGGATATAGAACCGCGACACGCGTGGGGATGCCGAGCGCTCTTCCTCTTCCTCCCGACGCCTGTTCCGCTCGAAGCGTTCTGTGAACGTCTCGGCCACATCTACAAACGAGGTGTTCTTGAGCGTAAAACCTGCCAGCCATTCGGCATACTCTCGCAATGTCTTCTCGGCCTTGTCCTGCCTGTTTTCGTTGTACAGTTTTCCGACCTCGGCGTAGACAGCCTGCAAGCGTACCCCCTTGATGTACGACTCAAGCATATCGGTCATTACCTCGGCGCTCTGTCCCTCGTCATACTCCCGGAAAGTGTCTATGAGTTCAACGGCATCATAATCCTCCTGAAACTTCTGCGCAAGAATCGCGTAAGACGGAGGAGCCTTGTAGGTTCTGAAGTGGGTGGCGATGGCATCTTGGACACGCTGGAAGGCACGATCGGGCAGGTATTCCTTCCTCATGTGTCTGGATAGCACCGCACAGAGAGCCTCCTGTCTCAAAGCCGTGGCATAGAGTTCATACAGAAACTCGGCGCTCAGTGGATTGGTCGTACTCATCGGCATTCCTCCTTTTCGTTCCACATTTCACAGCGCAACCGATAGAGTTCGGGGTATTGCGCGGCTGTCCGCAACCGGCAAGACGCCGCGTGCCGGCATCTTTGACAGGAGGGAGAGAACGGAGTCCACAACAGGGTCGAATTCCCGCAGATGAGATATCCTGTCTCGGAGGAGAGCAACCTTCGTTTTGTAACCTCCTCATACTCGGGAAAGACAAAACGTGTGAAAGGGTGCCGCTTTCGTCTCTCGGCCAACGAATAGATATCCGCCCTCGTGATTCCGAAACTTTTCAGCCACTTGTCTTCATAAAAGCGGCGTTGTTTTCCCGTCTGGAGATACCTACTCACGGCTTTCTGCCCGAAAGAGTGCGCCACGTCCCAGCGTTTGCGATAGGAAGCGTCGAAGCCAGAGATGGTATAAACCTGGCATATGCAGAAATCGGCCAGACGTTCTCCACTGACCGTTATCACTTTTTTCTCCAGCCGATCAAAACAGGCTTCCAGCAGACGTACGGACCTTCCGCCTGCGGGGAAAGTGAAGTCGCCCCACAGCGTGTCCCGCACAAGTCGCTCGAAAATCCTGCGCGCACTCTCAGCCCATTCTTTTTTCTCCATCACGCGTCAGAAGATTACGGAGTTGGTTTTTGGCCAGAAACAGTCGGCTCTTGACCGTTTCTATGTTCTTGGACTGGAGCATTCCCTTGCGGTGCAGAATATCGGTAATCTCACCGATTTTGTACCCGGCCTGCTGCAGCAAAAGAGGTTCCCGATAGATGGGCTTCAGACGCCGGAGTGCCCACAGAATGTCATCGTTGTAATACTGTTCGTAGTTGTCGATACCCAAACAAGCTTCCGACGGCTCGTCGTCATAGAGCAGTGTTGATTTCAACCCGCTGACATCGACGTTCTCGTCCGGAAGCAGCCGGTTTCTGTTCCGGTTGTTCAGGTCGGTCATCAGCCGCTGCGTCACGGCATATATCCACGTCTTTACCGGCCGACGAGGATCATAACTGTCCATATACTTGAAGAAGTTGATCAGGGCTTCCTGATAGTTATCCTCGACATCTTCCTGATTGAATGTATATTTGATGCAAATGCTGTATATCAGATTTTTGTGGGGCAGTACATACTTTCTCAACAGTTCTGCCCGTCTTATGGCCGATTCGTCTTCTAATGACGGAATCACGCCCAACACATCTTTCTTATCCACACTTTCACTGACTGAAAAGGGGTGATACACAATCTCATGTCCTAATCTGTCAGCTTCCGGGAGCGTCAATTGAAAATCGGGCGGCCTCAGACGGCCGCCCGGAATCTGTGTTGTATTATCAAATCACAGGCGGTGCTTGCGGATGAAATAATAAAACAGGTGACAGGCATCCGCGGCATTGTCATCGACAGGGACTATCCCGTAGCGGTTCTTGCAGGCCGCAATCATCTCTTCCTTGGTAGCCCGTCCGTTTCCCGTAGCCCACTTCTTGAGAGTCGCCGGGTTGATGAACTCCGGCTCGGGAATATCGGTTTCATCACATACCTCCAGCAGCACGCCCCGCAGTTCGGCCAGGCGTCTCATATCATAGAAGTGCCTGTTCATGGCCACATCCTCTGCCACGATATACTTGATGCCGTGTTCTTTGATAAATGCCATAAGCGTTTCCCTGAAAGAACCGTGCATCTTGTTGTCGTTGCGTCTTCTGCTTTCGGTGAAGTTCCAGGTCCCGGCCCCATGCAGGGAGAAATACCCTGTATGGGCAGCAATGTCAAGTGCCAGTACCTGTTCCCTGACCATTTTATCATTCTCCGATTCTCGATTCGCCATTCTCTTTCGTGATTACAAGTTTATGGGGATAACCTTCGGCCACGTTCCCATGAGACACCACAAGGACAGTCCCACCCAAGGCATTAAGGGCTTCAAACATGGCAGCCAGGCCAGCTTCGTCTACCGCTTCAAGGATCTCGTCAAGCACCAGCATATCCAGTCCCTTGCCGTCCTCGCAGTTGCAGTTCACAAGTTTCTGCATGGCAAGGATGGTCGCCAGGTTGACACGCGCCGCCTCACCGGCCGAGAACTTCCCGAAGGAACCACAGTCCACACCGTCCCGGAGCAGCGAGATGGAAATTTTCTCCCGGATCTTTCCACTTTTTAGGACGGTATACCCGTCAAAGCGGATACGGATGTCACTGCCTATATTTTGCAGGAATTCGTTGGTGATACGGCTCAATGCCTCCACTTTGGAATTGGCAAGATACGTTTTGAACTGTACGAAGCGTTCCTTTTGCACAACCAGAGTGCGAACCTTCTCGTCCAGCGCGAGTTTCTGCCCGGCCACTGCCAAGGAGCGCTTTTTCTCCTTTTCCAGGCTCTCTTTCAAGGAGTGCAAGAGATCTTCCGGCGAGGTGCTTTCCATTTCGCGGATGGTGCTTTGCAACGTGTCGATGGCACATTCCGCCGCGTGTATCTCTTCCGATGCCTTACGGATCTCCCGCTTGATGGCATTCTGCCGCTCGTCAATGAGTCCGAAAGCTTCGTCGAAGACTTTCCGGCGTATGCTTTCAATTTCGTTCTGCAGTGCCGTGATGTCAGCCGTCGTCCGCCTGCGGCTGTAATCGGCTTCTTCGACGCTGCGGGTTGCGAGTCGGATTGCCCGCTCGTGTTCGGAAAGCCTCTGTTCCCAGTCGTTGCGCTCGCTTTCCATCATGCGTTTGTCGTTCCCCAGCCGAGCCTGTTGAAGTTCTGCAGCATCGGTCTCTTTCTGCTGATTCTCGATACGGGAGATAATTTCCGACAGATTGCTTTGTCTTAATTTCAGTTCTTTCATTCCGGCCTGAATGTCAAATCCGGGTTCAGCCACCAGAAACTCGTGTCCGCATCGTGGACACGAAATAGATCCAGCCAGCTTGTTTGACAGTTCGTCAATGCCCGCCGAAATGACCTTACGTTTACGGCGCAACTGTTCCATCCGTTCTGCGAGGTCTCCGAGGTCGGAATCCAGTTCCTGCAGCCTGCGGACAATCTCCCCGGAGCGGGTTTCATACAGCTCACAGAACGAGCCATATTCACTCTTGAAGCGGTTGTAAGCCGCCTCTTTTTCTTTCAGTTCCTGCCCGGCCTTGACAAGCGCCGCGTCAAGATTGGCGAGTTGCGCCCGGGCAATCAGTAAATCTTCCTTCCGGCTTTCTATTTGCTGATTCCAGTCCGTTCTCCGGGCATTGGGAAACATCGGCATCCACTCATCGATGCGGGCCAAACATTCTTCCAGCGAGCTTTCGCCCGATTCCAGTTCCTGTAGAAGCTCATCGACACGCCGTATCTCCTCCGCCTGCGCTGAGGCCGCGGAAACAATGCTGTTCAGTCGGCGAATCTCTTCCCGGCGGGAGGTGATGGAAGACTCCAAAGCAGCCAGACGCTCGCGCTTGGAACGTAAATGAGCTTCGCTTTCTTCTTCCTGCTTTCGGATTTGCTCGAACAGCATCTCCACACGTCCATCCACTCCGGCCAGTTCAAGAGTTACCTTTTGGCGTTCTTCCTCCAATGGCTCAATGTCCCCATCAACGTGCGCAATGGCCTCGTCAACAAGAATCCCGTTTGAGAAACGGTTGATGATCTCCTTCTTCTCTTTATCGGAGGAAGAGAGGAAGTCTTCATAACGATATTTGGATAAAATAAAGTTATTCAGAAGTTCTTCCCGGGTGATGCCCAGTTTGTCCAGGATATAACGGTTATATGCATCCACGGACGGCTGTACTGCCTCGTCCGTGTCCACCTCCTTGCCGTCCCGCCAGAGCGTGCAGGCCACTGTCGAAGAACCCTTACGGGGTATTCGCCGACGTATGAGGAACGCCTCCTTCATTCCGTCATTCACCAGATGCAGCGTGACCGTACATTCTTCCGCCGCGTCATTGATAATCTCTTCCGTGCGTATTTTACGCAGCGGGCTTCCGGTGATGCCGACAGCGATACACTCCAGCAGGGCCGATTTCCCTGCGCCGTTCGACTGCTGGGAGTCATTGTCCCGGTTGTCGCCGAAAATCAGGGTTGTCACCCCCTGATGAAGTGTATAGTCCAGTTGGCGGAAAGCACACAGATTTTCGGCTTTTATGCTTGCTAATCTCCACATGGTCTTTCGATTTTTGATAGATATTCCAATCCAAGTTCCACCTCGTCAATCTGCTTTTCGCGGCAGAACTCCTCGTAAGTCTCGCGGATGCGATGGCTGTTGAACTTTTCAAAAAGGGAGGACGACGCGGCTTCGGGCGACAGTTCCTCGTCCGGGATAAGTTCCACCCGCGTGGCGCCCGCTTCGAGCAGAGCCGCTTTATCCACCGTCTTCATGGCTGCCTGAGGAGCATGAACGCGCACCTTCACCCTGTAACGTCCGTCAGCTTCAATTTCCCGAAGTTCGTCCATCAGGTGCAGCCCTGCACGCTCGGCCGTAACATCCATTACCCGGTAACGGATATTGGCCCTGTTCTTGATGAACTCGTGCGAGCCGTCTGAATAAATGAGCGTATAGCCCTTCTCCTCGTCTTCTCCGAAATTGTGCTGACGTGAAGAACCGATATACTCGATGCACGTTTTGGGAATGATGGTCCTGTTGTGGTAATGCCCCACGAATACCTTGTCAAACCCCGCGAAGATTCTCGTAGGCAGTTCCTTTTCCGAAGGTTGAGAAAGCGCACCATTGATACCCTCATGGATATAAAGGAAATTAAGGCGCCGAGGGTCGAGTGCTGCCTCCTTGAGCCGGTCCAATCTGGAGGTGAAGGACCCGTCCTCGGGAAAGTAACCCATCATGTGCAGCACGAACCGACAATCCTTGCCCACAGGCAACGACACGAACTCATCGCACACCAGCACATTGGGATGCTGGTCGAATACATGACAATATCCGCGTTCCGATTCCTGGTTCACCTTGTCATGATTTCCTTCGGCAAGGGTTATGTGAATGCCGTGTTCGGCAGCCGTAAGCAGAGCGTCGTGTACGGCCAGCAGGACATCAAGGGTCTGCGCGGCCCTGGCAAAGAAAAGGTCACCTCCGATGGCAATCTCTTTGACATCCATCTTCCTGCAAATATCCAAGGCCTCCTGCCAGTTGGCCTTGAATGCTGGAATGTTGTCTTTGGAAACATGTATGTCATTCAGCAATAAAAGGCAGGGATAACGGTCTTTCATAAGCGTATTGGAATAGGACGGGAGGTGTCAGGCCTCCCGTCGGTGAATAAATCGTGTTACTTATGAAAGGTTATCTGCGCCTTCTGGGGCGTTCGGTTCTTTCCTCTTCGCGGACTCTCTCGGGAAACTCCTCGTCCTCGGGCTCTTCCTTCTCTGCCGGAAGGGGTGACGGCCCCTCCATTTCCTGCTCTATCAGTTCGAGCAACTCGCGGTTGGTGGTAGAACGGGTAACGCGTACCGACAATCCTTCCTGTTCGATGTAGGCGCGAATCATGGCACGAAGTTCCTGTCCTTCCTCGGTCTTGTCGCCCAACGACTGGTCCTGGAGTTGTTCGTAACGGTCAAACAGATCGTCAAGGGCGAGGGCCGAACCTCCGTTCTGTTCGTTGTCCTTGTTCTCTTTGGAGCGACGGTCGAAGGAGAACGCTGAAGTGTCTTCCTTGGGCAGTTCGTCGGACAACGTCTGCACGGTCTGCTTCATCTCGTCCGTATCCATGAGATTCATGCCATAAAGCGCATCACACTGTTTGAGGAATTCTACGGTCGCCCCGAGATGATAACGAGTATAACGGTAGATGATTTCCGGGATGCGCGGCGCAGACATCAATACTGAAAGTTCTTCCCGGGTAAGCGGAACCGTATCGGACTCGTTGTCGATGGAGATGATGTATTCGGTCTTCGCTCCGTTCTTGCGTTTCTCGATCTCCACGGGATAGGCGTCATGCACGGACGAAATGGGGCAAGGATAGCTGGGGTTCTTGGAAAGTTTCTTGTTCCACAGTTTGAATTTGCGTTCGTCCAGATCCTTGAACTGGGCATGGGAAAGTGTCAGCATCTGGATGCCTTTGGCCCGTTCGTCAAGATTGAAAATATACAGACAATGTCCGTAGCTGTACTTGAGACCTCCGCCGAAAGAGCCTCCATCGATTTTCTCTGCCAGTTTCTCGTCACCGACATCCTTGGCCGCGGCCACAGCCATGCGACGATAAACATCAATCGGGTCGATGCTGTATCCTGCATCGGTAGCTCTGGTAACGGTCACATACATTTTCTGGGGTTTGTTCCCCGTTGTCGGTTTCTCCAACTCAAGCAGTAGCTGATGTACGGGGAACTCATAGCCCGGTCGTGACGGACTGCCGTCAGCATTGGGTGCGAGCGGAAGGATGCGTAAACGGTACACCCCGAACTTGTCCATGCGGAAAAATTCCGTGCGGGCAAAGGCTTTGTTTTCCTCCAAGGCGCGTTGCTGCGCCTCCTGGTACGACTCCTGACTTTTCAGGAACATTTCTTCAATCGACATACCATCCATGCCGGTTGTTTTGTCCAAATCTTCTTGCATTGTTCTAAAATTTATGGATTAAAAATGCCCGAAGCAGCGGCATGGATTATCCCTGCCGCCGGAATCTGGAACAGACGGACGGGTTCGGTTACACCGTCCGCATCAACTGATAAAATTGGGAGAAATGTCTCGCTGACCCTGCCTCCGGGATTGGAGGCTCATTTGACAAACTGAAAAGGTCTTGAATGACCTGCGTACAAAAATAAACAAAGTGCTCAAATAACCAATGAATGTAATTAGATGTTTTACATAAATGTAATTATCAATGGTTTACAAATTTGTTTTAGTCATATTCCTTATATTTTGCAGCAATCGTTCGCCTTTGGGCGAGTTCCTGGCTTCCTTGAGCAGCAGCTTCCTGTTCTGTTGGATGAAATACTCAATCTTGCGGCGACATATACCCTCGTAATAGGCCTTCCGCTGGGGAGTAAGCACCTTCCCCCGGCGACAGAAGAGCCCGTTCCGGCTGTACTCTTCCAGGTACCTCCGGAACTTGGGCTTTCTGTATGAGGCATCTTTCGAGGCTCGCGCCACCGATTCGATGACGTGCCAGTCCGGTTCGAAGACAGATTGTGTGCAACATAACTTTTTCAACACGAAGTAGACCACCGGCATTTCATAGCGGAGCATGAACCCGATCCGCGTCTGCTCGAAGGGGAACCGTTTAAGCGTCCCCTTCGGCCTTCCTTCTTCGGGTTTTCGGGGCTTCGGGGAGCTGACTGCCCGCGTCTGCCTGTGCCTTTTCTTCTTTCCTGCTTTCATCCTGTTTAACTTGACCGGTTGCTTGTTCTGCCGCCGGCATCCGCCGTTCGGCGATTCTTCTGCGACTTTCTATGTCGCGGGTTACATTGATTCGTTTCATCAGACAAAGTATGTAAAATTAAGTTCGACATCGACGTTGTACATGCCACTTTCAAATAATTGAACCTTTCGGGACCCTCCATAGATAACAAAAGAAGAACCCCGATTATATTTATGGTCATCGTTCCAATTGGCCGCAGTACATCGTACACTGTATTTGGGAGGCTGAATCTTGTTGGGAATGACGGCTATGATGCCTCCCCAATTACTTCCGTCCCGGCGGGCTGTATTGATATATCCCTGAATAGACACAATATTCCCGATCTGGCGGACAAAGAAGCCGCGGGTATCCGTACCGGAACCGCTGTTCTCCATCTGCAGCCATCCCGTATCGGCGAGCAACGGCTGGTAGTCATCGGCATATGCGGCCCCGAGAGTACGGCATACCTGCCGTTTGGCTTCCACCGTGGTCAGCAGCAGATCCGTCAGCTTGCTGTCCCGTCGCAAATAGTCCTTGACCACCTCATCCTTGGAAAGTAGGTTCAGTTTCTCCCGGAGCAGTTGCAGAGCCTGTTCCGTGTTCTTGCCCTGAGAGACAAGATAGGTAATATAGTCCTGAAATAATGACTCCACTTTGGCAAAGCGACTGTCCTGTTGGACTTTCGTGTACAGGTTCAGATTGGCCGCCACCGTGTTCTGCTCCGAGGCGTTATAACCGGAAAGCAGGCGTTCTGCCTTGGCCTTCAGTTCCTTTGCCACAGCTGAAACCAAGGCATATCCTTCTACCTGGGAGTGGGACTTCTGCTCGTCGTCAACATAGGCGAAAGCCCCAGTCGTGATGGCTTGAAGCTTGTCGCGCAACTCGGCCGTGAAGATCACACCCGAATAGGCCGAGTCCGTGCCGAGTTTTCCCGCCAGCAGATTGTCAATTTCGGAAATGGAATATACATCGAGATTTTTCCGGGCTTTCCCTTTGTCCTGCACGTCCGAGAGATTCGAAGCCTTGGCCAACTTCAAGTCTCCCGTCCCTTTCTTTTCCGCATCCAGCGTATCCCGGACGGCGGCCTGCTTCCCGGCCTTGAGAGCCGCAGCCTCTTCGGGAGAGAGGCCGTTTACCTCCTCGGCTGAAAGGTAGACAAGTTCCTTGAGACCTTCCGTAATTTTCAGGAAAACCGTACCTGCCTCCGCCTTGGAGTAGACCTCCAGGTTCTTGCGGGCAGCAGCCTTGTCCATCACATCAAGCAGGTTCTCGTTCGCGGAGAGCTTCATTTTCAGCGCTTCGGCAACGGCCGCCGAAGTGACGTAGCCCGCGCCGCCTTCGGTCAACTCTCCGGTCGTGATGGCCTCCAGTTTCTTTCGGAAATCCGTTGTAAAATCCTCCGTGGAAAGCTGCTTTCCCTTGACCGCATCTACCTTGCCCGCCAGCGCGGAAGTAAAGGCGGTCTGGGAAACATAAATATCCCCAACGGCCTTCCCGTTGATTTTCAATGTCCCGTTCACATCTACGGCGCCGAAGGGATAAAGAACTATGTCTCCCAGCGTATTGCGGACAATAAAGCGGAATGAGTCTGTGGTATCATAGCCGAGCGAGGCAATATCCGCCGAAGCGCTGTCTTTCCAGAAGACCAGATTGACAAGGCGCATATTATCTTTCGTGTAGGCCGTATTGCGGATTTCCACACCACGTCCCGCACTGCTTACTGTAAGCAGTCCTCCGACAGTCGTGGAGGCATCCCTACCGGAAACAAGTAGAAGGGGTACTCCGCAGGCTTTACCGTCATGTACGGCAAAATCACGGTATTTCGTACCACCGCCCTCTTTTCCCCAATAGTTGACCCGCACGCACCCGTTGTCGGTTGCATCGGCCGTGTTGTACAGATCATATCCCTTGATGCGTAATGCTCCGACACGAGTATCATCAGCCGTAGAACATGCGTACACCAGTCCGTTTTCCGTGATACGGGCTAGCTCCTTTTCCTGTTTCATGAAGCTGAACGAGCCATCGGTGCGGATGACAATCTCATTGACCAGCAACCCGTTCAGGTATGCCCCCACGGAAGCATTTCCGTCCGTGCGGACAATTCCCCTGAGCATGTAACCGTTTTCACCACTGACCGACACGGCGGTCTTGGAGACGATCTCTTTCTGCCCGGTAAGTGTCCCGGCAAGCACCAGGTCTTTTTTGACAGTCTGACGTGAGAATGGCGTGTCGAGCAATACGGCGTACCGGCCGAAGAATTTGTCGATAAAGCGAGGGGCATAGTCCTGTGTCACTTCAATCGCTGCGGGAATCTTCCCCGTAACGGTATCCGGCACATCGGGGACACTGCGGCCTCCGATGCACAAGTAGCAGGTGCGTCCGCGCTTGTTCACGTCGTTGGCATAGACAACAGATTCGTGGCGGTTGGTTTCGTAGATGTAATATGGGTATACGGCATCAGTACATCCTTCAAAATAGCGGACTTTACCGCCGAGCCACACATAGCCCGGAGAAATCACGGCACCGTCAACCATACAGCCGGAAATGATGAAGTCGGAGCACCCGTCGAAGATGGCACTCATGCTCAACGCCAGTTCCTGAAGGTTCAGGATGTCATCCGAATAGGTATATCGTCCGCCGGTTTCGGCAACATATTCTTTCATGGGGTCGTATTCTTGTTGGGTTGATATTCTTCCTTGTCTATCTTGATCAAGTACGTCTTTCCGGCCAGTTTGTAAGTGTTGACCACATAGGAAAGCATATAGACCAGATCCTGGTGCGTAATGTTTACCGCAGGGACGCAGACCACAAAACTGACCTTGTTGATGAGCTTTTCCTCGACAAGCCGATAAAAGGGTCTGGGGCGTTCCGTTTCATCTGCCACCTGTATCTCTTCTCCGTTGTACCAGACAGTATAAGGCCGTTGGTATTCGGCATCTTCATGATAGAGATCCACACCGAGGCTTTCGCTCTCACTGATGAATATACGATCCTTTGGGTCGCAGATGTATTTCCCGAAACGGTAGTTCAGAAACCATTCGAAATAAATGACCTGTGAGGTCATCCGTGCTTCGATATGCCGTTCACGGGCAAAGACGCGGAAACGTTCGTTCAGGCTTTGCAGCGGATAGAGACAGCTCTGCACGAACAGGATGAACCGCCTGCCGGAGAGGTAATGGGGCATGAGGCTGTTGACCAGCCTGTCTACGGGCAGCTTATATCTCATGGTTCTCTATTTTCAGAATAATGGCCTCCCGGAAGGTGGGCAGATCCTGTTCCTCTTCTTTTCCCGAAGACTCCTTCAGGTATCCGGAGGAGGTGTAAGTCATGCGGTTCACCTTCTGCATCGGTTGTATCTTGCCGTCCGTATCATGGCTGGCAATGAAAACTCCTTGTTCGGGAATTGCATCGCTGTCAATATGAACATCGGTAACATGCTCGGCGCGGCGTATGGCATCCGTCAAACGGGATACATAGACCGCAGCGTCAAACTCGATATTCATGACATACTCCTTGAGCTGCGACTCAATGGCATCATACATCTCCGACTCAGGCACAGCCCCGTCATAGAATACTGTCAGCCGGGGAACCAATACATCACCTTTGGTGGAGATGACCTCGATGCGTGTCCCTGCGAATTTCAATTTGTTGATGTATGCGGTAATGGGGACAAGTTCTTCGGCTGGAATGGCCTCCAGATTTCCCTTGGAGCCGGTGGCGATTTTCAGAATCAGTTTATTGTCCAGATTGCTGTCGTCCGTACTCTCGGAATAGGAAACCTGCGTGATGATCCGTTTGGTCTCGTCCACCTGGGCATAGCCAAAAGCCAGTCCATCCTCGCGGACTACAAGCTCGTCTCCCTGTTGGTATTGCAGCAAGGCATTGGCGTAATAATTGGGAGTGCCGTTAATACGACCGTTGATTGCCTCGGAGATATCTACAGCAAAGACGTCCAACAGGGTCTCGAAACTGTATATGACAGCGGCGACAACCCAGAGAATACCGTTCATCACCGAGAGCTTTGAATCACTGGCGAATTCCGACAGTTCCATCCGCTTGTCTCGTTCCTTGACCGCCTCATTGTATATTTCTTTAATAGTCCTGCTCATGACTCTACCGTATAGATTTTATCTTCAATAATGAATTTCCACGGGCCTCCCTCGTTCCAGCTCTCCTCATGAAGGATAACCCAGATACATTCCATGCCGGATACGGGAAGGTAACGTGCGCTTTCCGGATCTCTGTCCGGCTCCCGGTAGATGCCGGAAGGTGTCACCGGGAAGGTGACCGTGCAATTTCTGCGGTTCCCATATCGATTCACGATTTCGTACAGAAAAGCATCTTCCACGTCTGGTTTCAGGTGACCTCCTCCCATATCCAGTGTCATCAGTTCCCGGCATCCGGCAAGAGGCGTGAGATCTGCCGTGGTTATTCCGGAAAGCCTCAGGGAATAAGTACCGTCCAACAGACGGAGTCCCTCCAGACTGACAGAAGCATTCTGCAGAGTCAGTTCCTCGACACGGAGAGGGTGAAACAAGAATATGGAATCCGGTTGCAGTCCGCTCCAGTCCAATGTCCTGAATTCCGCGCGGGAATACCACCTAATCCGGCGTGTTCCCCTGATGGTATTGTTAAACGTATGGTTCAGATGCAGCCGCGCATTCCTCAATTCAATTTTCTCAATCTCACTGTTGTCTCCCCAGTCAATTTCCAGGGAGCCCGTTCCCGAGGCTGTACACGACACGTTCAAGACGACTGCCGGAAGGTGGAATTCCACGGAAAGTTGCCCCTCGGGATATTTGGGATATACATGATGCTCCCCGTTTGCCGGAACAATACTCCGTGCGGCATTGTAGGCGACAACGTCGGCATCGATGACAAAGTCGTCGGTGTAGACCAACTCCTGTCCGACAGTCAGCACCGTGGCAAGCGACAAATCCGGGTTGTTCATCATCAGATCCACAATCCCTTCGATGCTCCCGTACAGGTGAAGGGCCACATCGAAAATGTTCTGTCCGGCAATAACGCGATACCTACCCATTGCTGTCCTCCTTTTCTTCCGTTTCCAGAAGCAGTTCTCCCGTTGCCGAATCCATATAGGCGTTGCGGATAATCATCCGGTCGTTCTGGAATTCAGACTGCAATTTGGCGGCAAGGCCGTTGTTTTCAAGATTGGAATGCAGAAAATCGATAAGTCCGACACCCGTGGTCGGGTGCTGGTAAAGATTGCCTGCCGCAGCTTTCAACAAGAACGCCTCATTTTGTGCTTTTGCCCGGCCGATCTCAAAATCCGTCTCTTCGCCGCTGTAAAGTGTCAGGTAACCATCCCGAAGGAGGAGGTTGAAGACACCGTTTCCATTAAGCTCGCAGTAGGCCGACAGGCTGACATCCGAGTTTGCACCGTTTTGTTCGACGACTACCGGATACCAGCATTTGCCGGTGACCGCATTTCGGAGGTATTCAGTTCCGCCTGAGCCGCTCTCAATGACAAAACGGACCATCAGACGTCGTGTGTCGGGGGTATAGGGAATCACGACATGGATTCCCCGGCTATCATTGTACGCTGCAACAAAGCCTTGCGGGACAACAATCTCCGCATACCGGAAAGAATCGTTGTCAGCATTCTCGACCGCCGGGAGCAGCCGGAAATCATAGAAGGTCTTTCCGGCGATGTGTCCAGAGGTCTCAACCTCCCCATAGTATGCGTCCATGATGATGTCTTGTCTTGCCATATAATAAAAGCCCGGCCGTGAAGAGTACGACCGGGCACTCTTTACAAAAGAGTAGCGCTAACCCTTGCCTTAGGTTTAGGAGCTTGCAATTTCATTATATACAGCCTCCACGGTAGCCCACATGTCATCCGGCAGTTCCTCGTCCGAAATCCGTTCACAGGCCTTTTTCAGGTAGTCCATCTCCTCTTTGGAGAACTCCACAAGCAAAGGGCGCTCCTTTTCCACATCCCATTCGATACGCTTGTCCTCCGCGTTTTCCCGGAGATTGATTTCCTGGCGCTCGTCATCACTGATGGCTATCTTGCGCAGAATTTCCTTCTTGAGATTGAATTCCTTGAAATTGCCGCGTGCCGGAAGGAAAGACGGCAGGTAGAGGCGATCCTTGATTGTCAGTTCCATAATTTTTATGCTTGATGGTTTGTTGAATCATCAGAAAGTTGGGCCGCTTTCGCCGCCACCTCCTGGAGGATGGTCCCGATACATTCCGCAGCATCGGCAAGGTATTGTGCCATGTCGCTGCTATAAGGCAGGTTGGCCGTCATACTGCCGCGATCATAGAAGATACTTCCGATTGCCGCCGGCTGTTTCTCTTCCTCGACGTTTTTGTACACGGTAATCTGCACGCGTTCCAGCACGCCGTCCGTAATGTTGTACTCCAGATTGTATTTCCCGCTTTCGCTGGTGGCCTCCGCCATTTTGGTAATGATGGTGTTCGTAACTTTCATTTCATCCATAGTTCCTGCATTTTTATAAAGTATAGTCCGTTTCCGGTTTCCAGGTTTTGATGAACCTGTTATTTCCAATCGCCCGTACTTGCGACCATGAAGTTGAATGAGCCGTCATTTCGAGTAGAATCATCCTGCGTATAGACGTCGAAATAGTAGCTGTAGGTCGCTTTCAGAGTTGCGTAAATTGAGGCATTCTCCAGCGTGGAAAAGATGCCGCTCAGGAATACCGTATAATAGCCGGAAAGTCCCCAGCTACTGGGCATGTAAACCCTGTACTGACCTTTTCCAAGGCGGGAGACGGATATGGTGGAGCCATCGAATGTCCGGTACTTGACCGAGATGCTGCTCGTAGAGGATACGGTAACGGTCCCCATCACAAGAAACTTGCACACCGAACCGTATTTCTTGGTGGTCATGATGTCCAGACGGTTCACGACAATCCATCCGAAGAAAGTCGCATTGTCTCCGTAGCCGAGCAGTTCAATCACCTCCCGCGAAAAACTGATGGTAGATTTGGCGATGCCGTCCTCGTAAAAATATTTTCCGCTGGGAGCCGTAATACTCATGGTTCCGACCGTGGTGCTGGACCCCCATTTGTAATTGACCAGGCAGACACGTCGGCCACTCTGTTCCAGGGTCCAAGGCAGCGGTATGTCCTCATCCCACGAGCCTCGTATGGCTACTACGTTATTGTATTTGTTCAGGTTCAGTTGCGGGTCTGTGCCACCAATATATATGGAACTGTCACTTAGAATAAAGGCATTGCGAATCGTACCGATAACCTCCACATCCTTAAAGGTGCCTTTCTGCGCCGTGATATTGCCGTTGGCATCCCACTTGAAATTGCCGTTGGCGACAAAGCCGGAGCCATCATTGGCAAAGGAGATCTTGCCGGTTCCGAAAATGGCTGACCCGTCAGTCTTCAGGGCCCAGTAGTTCTTTCCCGTGGAAGGATTGTCGTGGTAGATATAACCCGAACCTCCTATGACAATACGATGCCCCGAGGAAGGCGCGGATGCCGTCAGGGAACTGGTGCCAAGCACCCAGCCACCAATCTTGCCCGCCACAGCCGTGATGCCCGTGCGGTCGAGCGTCACCTTGACATTGTTGTTGGCATCCCGAACCGAAATACTGCCGTTATAGGTACTGCCGCCCACGACAAGCGCGCTGTCCACGAGCACCTGATTGGCTCGAACCGTCCCGGTATAGATGCCGTTGGCATCGATGGTGGTCGTGTACTTCTCCGATGATGTCAGGTCAAAGACCGTAGCATATGCCACATACCAGACAACAGGAGCCGAGGAGGTCCCCTGAGTCCCATCCACATAAAAGAAATGGGTGCTCGAAAATCCCGATGTGCCACATACGACCTTATAGATGTATTCCTGCCAGTCGCCTGTACCGGCGGTATCCGTAAGCCAGCGGCTTGACCCGTCGCTCCCGATGCTGTTGGAGGCCCAGCAAAGGTTGCGCCCCTGGGGAATCTTTGCAATGATACGGGCAATCAACACCTTCCTGTAACTGCAGGTTGTTCCGAAGCCGAATCCCCCGTTGCCGGGCGAGGCCGTTCCGTTGGTCTGAATTTTCAGTACATACTTGCTGTCGTTGGGAGCCGTACTGTCCTGCACCCGGGTGATGACGACCATGCCATTGTTGGAATTATTGTAAACTGCCACGGAGTTATTACCTTCCCAAAAGGTCGGATCCCGGTAAAGCATCTTCCCGAAAGCCATGGCCGAAGCCAGTTCCTTCGCGTTGGTAATGCCGGTAGTCCACTGGGCGGATACGGAAGCGGCAAAGGTCACCGTGCCGGAAGCATTCCAGGACACATTCCCGGAAGCGATCTGGCCGGAGCCGTCGTTGTTGAGCTTCCACTTGGTGCCATTGGTGATTGATCCGTCAGCACTCAGGGAGATGTTGTTTTTCCAGATATGATTGTGGTCAAAAGCCCAGCCCGCAATGCGGTTATACACCTCCTTGGAACCGCTCTTGGTATAGTTGGCTGAGAGGCAGAAATACTCCAGCCCGTCCCAGGACATCATCTGCAAACCGATAAATCCGGTCTTGACCGTACTTCCGGATGCAGCAACCTGTCCCATGACAATGTGCCCGGCGTTGCTGTTCTGATACCATGTAAACGTGATGCCGAGTGGCTTATAGGCTCCGGTATACCAGTAACCGCTGCCTGTTGATGAAGAACGAATTTGCAGGGGAACGACACCCGCGACACCGATGCTTCCGGCATTCATGCTGTCGCCGGTGATAGTGAACCCTCCGATTATCCCCTGTGTGAAGGTGCAGCTCAAACCGTTGATATAAGAGGTGTTGATGATGTTTGCCTTAATACTGGCGGCATCAAGTTTGGTGGCGTTGATGCTCCCGGCGGCAATACGGTCAGCCGAAAGAGTACCGCTCTGGATACTTGAGGCGCTGATGTTGACAGCATTGACCTGTGCCGCGGTTAGCGTTCCCGTGTAAATTCCCGTAGAACCGATATAGGTCAGCGGGTGTGCCGTAAGCGTGCTGTCATTGTCCTGGGCCAAGGTGATGAACCGTTTTCTGCGGATTTCATCCTCCACAGCCGCAGTAAGAGTGCGGGGTGCGGGCGCATAGGCCATGGTGCTGCCGCTCTGGAAGATTAAATCGCTGGAATAGGCAATCTGCGGAGCTGCAGGAATGGGCGAAGGACTCATGTGGGTACTCTCTATCGGCTGATCGGAATAAAGATGGTATACGGCTCCCGTGGTCCCTCCGCCTCGCAGGAACAGGGCAAACATACAGTAGTTCCCGCAATGGACCGCACCGGCGAACATCCGGCAGTAACATTCCGACAACTCATAAATCTCCCAGGAATAGGAGGCTCCGCCCCAACCACCGAAGTTCGTCTTGACGAGCAGGATCAGTCCGCCCTTGTGGGTTGCCGTGTTCCAACTGTCGGGAGCCTGCTCGCTGTAGTCTCTGCGCACCAGGATATCCCTTTTGACGGTCTGATCTCCACCTTTGAAAACAACCGGATAGTATTTGTCCTCGTCTCCATTGATTATGATTTTCTTGTAATAACGGTATCCGTAATTGGTACTTTTGGCCGCCTCGATATCGTTTTTCCAATTCAGGGCCACTGCCGAGGAAAACGTAACAGTCCCGGCCGCATTCCATGAGATGTTGCCTGATGCAATCTGTCCCGAACCGTCGTTGTTGAGCTTCCACTTTGTACCGTTGGTGATTGAGCCGTCACTGCCCAACGAAACATTGCCTTTGCTGATGGCTCCGGTTGCTATCACCCATCCGCCGATTTTGTTTGAAGTTCCCAGGCTGACAATACAATTGCCGGAGGCATCGGTGGCCCAAAGACCGAAATCCGTGTCACTGTTATAGTACAATTGCACGCGTTTTCCGCTGGTAGGGCTTGAACTGGCTCCATAGACGGCAATGCGTTTGCTGCCGCTGTCTATGGCCACATGGGAGGCAGTGATGAAACTGGTCCCGATCGTCCATCCCCCGATTTTGCCTTGCGTGAACGTACAGCTCAGGCCGTTGATATAGGAGGCGTTGATGATATTGGCCTTAATGCTGGCGGCATCGAGCTTGGAAGAGTTGATGCTGCCGGCCGCAATCCGGTCAGCGGAAATCGTACCGGCCGTAATCTGCGAGGCATTGATACTGCCGGTATATACGCCGATGCCGGAGATATAGGTGCTTCGCTTACCAGCGATACAGATACCTTGAGGAATACCTCCGACAATCGTGGTGGAAAGTTCTGCATAAGGGTCCGAGGCATCGGTCCCGAACAGACTCAGCAAACCATTGTTCTTGCCTATGCCCGGAATGCCGACCAGAGCATACGGGGCGCACAGGTCTGTGACCGTATAGTCGGAGCCGCCACAGCGCTGGAGAGCCGCATTCAGCGTGGCGTTGATACGGATGGCGTCATAAGAGGTCAGAATCACAATCTTGTCCGATGCAAGGGCATTCAGGTCGGTAGCCAGCGTATTGCAGTTCGCATCGCTGCCGTACACGTCATAAGTCTTGTTGGAAAGGACGGCAAGAGTGTCCCTGTTGATGACCAGAAGATTCAGTCCCCGGCCTGTGCCGTTGAGTATGGCCTTGCCATTTAACTCAACCAGACGGTTGGCGCTGTGATTCATACCCGTACCGCGTACATGCAGCCTCCCTTTGGCGGCAGCCGTATCGGCAGCATTGGTCCAGTTCAAGGCTACGGAGGCTCCGAACGAGACATTCCCGGCTGCGTCCCAGGCGATATTTCCTCCAGCCACAGCTCCCGCACCCGTGGCATCCAGCTTCCACTTGTAGCCGCGGATTCCCGCAGAACCGATAGTAATGCTTCCGGAAGCAGCCGCATAACCTCCCGAGGTATTGTTTTTAGTACCACGGTAAATGGAATCGCTGTCAATATTCCAGCCTCCGATTTTTCCGCGGATGACGTTCAATGTCAATGCCTCGATATTGGAAGCCGTGACAAGAACCGATTTCAGGGCCGCCGTATCAAGACGGTCTGTAGCAATTGTCCCGGCGGTAATCTGGGAGGCGTTAATCTGTACCGCCTTGACTGTATTGGCCGAAAGCGTGCCCGTGAAGATGCCGCTTTTGTCAATATAGGTCAGTTTCGTGGCCCAGCCCTCCGTGTTGGCTTGGCTGGTGATGGCATCCGCCACACTGCGGGCATCCGTACCCGCCTTTTTTGCATCGGCAATGCGGCTGGCCAGATCTTCGGGGGCTCGGTTCCAGTCCGCGGCTTTGGAACCCTCCACCAGCATGGGAAGCGCACACCAGAAAATAGCGGCCACAGAGAACCCGAACAGGACCACAGCCGAGGTCGGCGTGATGTTCTCGATGGTGATGCGCTGCCAGGAAGTGGTAACGGCTTTGGACTGTATGCCCGTCCCTCCAATACGGATTTTCAGGGTGCCGGCGACACTGGCCTTGACATACATCGAGAAGGATGCCGGCGTGCAGATTTTACTTCCGATAGCCGTGAAATAGGTGCGTTGGGTGTTTGCGTTCGCATCCGTGCAGGCCGTTGTCTGCACGACTTTCAAGGTGTTGTATCCGCTGTAAAGATTTACAGAATCGATGGATACCGTTGTGCCGTCCGTAGAAACACCCGAGAGCGCCTCCTCGAAAGCACTGTTGCGGATGTAGTTGCGGATACCGATGCGGAGAGCATTCACCTTGTCCGTGGCATCGGATGCGGCAGCGCTGATGGCTTCACTTTTGGCCTGGCTGATGGCGTTTGTCCAATTCAGGCTCACCCCCGAGCCAAATTCAATTTTACCAGTCGATGCGTTGTATTTTACAACCTCGTCGCCATATCCAAGCTGCACGTTACCCCCGTTGTCCACGGCAAATGTCTTGTAGCCGTCCTTAAATCCGTATACGCCCGTTACCGTCTCAGTGGTGATAGTGCCCGACGCGTTTTTTGTCGAAAGGGGGAAAATGCCAATGGCAACGCCGGAAATGGTGCCGTCGCTGTTCTTTGTCCCCGCAAATATTTTCGGAGTAATAACCGTATTACTGTCAATCACGGTCTTCTGGCTGTTCCAGTCTTTCACCCAGTCCAGCAGGTTGGCGTCCGCACCTGTGCTGCCGGGAGCCCCCGCACGCGCCTTGCTCCACGAGAAGGAAAGCGTATAGGTTACGCCCGAGATGACCACGGGAATATTGATTGTTCCATGCTCTGCCAGAGTTGTGGTATTGGCCGCCACAGCGAAGGTGATGCTCTTGCTGGCATTATCCACCGTAATAGCGGAAAACCCAGCAGGCTTGCTGATCGTTCCGATGGTGAAACCGGTGAAATCATTGTCTCCCAGGGATACCCGTACCACGGAGGAAACAGAGATTGCCGAAAGAATCGTCCCGTTCTGGTCGGCGGGGAATACATATTCAGACAAGGATTGGGTGATTGTGTATCCGTCTTTCTGTACAGTAATTGTCGCCTGACCTCGGGCAACCAGAGTCTTTGCCATAAATTCTTTATCGTAAGAATAGATGAAAAAAAATGTGGCGGGTTTTAATCCCGCCACAACCAAACCAAATTATATGATATAACCAGAGGCAAACATACGGCTGCATTTCTATTTCGATACTTCACACATGAGAACGCCCTTTCCGGTAACGTCGGTCCGTGCGACCGTGATGGATTTGCCGTTATAAGTCTTGGTAACAGAGGTCCCGGCAGCATTCCACAGCTTCCAGGTGTAGGTGTAGTCCGAGCCCTCTTCGTCAAGTTCTTCCCCGTTGCGGTACAGGACGGCACGCACATCCACATCGTTGGAGTTGTTTTTGATGGTAAAACCCTTTTGGCTGACCAGATCCACCGTAATAGGGTCGGACATATCGGTGAAAGAGATGATGTCACAAACCACCTTGTTGGCGGAAGCGTTGCCGGTAGAGGTGTCGGTGTCCTTGATGGCACATTTGAACGTCTCGAAATTCAGTACGGCATCGGCCGTAATGGTGATTTCATTGGTCGTCCAACCTGCGGTGACGCCACGGGGATTGGAAGAGGTGAGACAGGCCCAGCCCGCACCGAGCATCGCGTTGTAGTAAGGACATGACACTTTGGCACCGCTCTCGGCGGCAGCACTCAGCGTGGAGGTCAGGGTCACAGTCTTGGAGGGGGTGTTGACCGAAGATATGGTATATTGTGCGGACCCGATGGTGATTTTGCCACCGGCCTCCATGTTTGTTACAGATGCCACGGTGATGGTAGATGCTCCGGAATCGGCCTTGGCGGTCAACGTGGTGTCGGCAAAGACGGCAGAATCCTTGATACCCCAGGCGTAGGTCACGTTCGTCGTGTCTATCGTGGCACCGCGCCAGAGATCGCAGTGTGCCTTGAGCGTCGGGACTTCGTCGTTCTTGAAAACCACTCCGTCCGGAGCATATGCCACAGCCACGATGGTGGCTCCGGCACTCAGGTGCTGGGTGAACTGTATTTCCGCGCGGAACGGTATCTCCAACCCATTAGCATCGATATATATCGCTTCAAACGCGTACCGTACCTGCGGGTCGGAGACGCTCATGTGGTTCGCCTTTATTGTCAGCGCATACTTGGCCGATGACGCTCCGACGGTACACGCGTCCTGTCCGGATGTAATAACTGTCCCGTTCTTGTACCATTTGGCAGAACCACTCTTGATACCCGGAGTAAGACTGGAAGCGTTGCCCACGGAGGTTATCTGGTCGACCGATGCCTTTCCGCTGACATAGAGCGAAGGAGTAAGTATCAAATAGGGAGAGGATGCCCACGAAGGAGCGTATGTGTTTGTGTCCTTGTTGAAGACCTGAGTGAGGGGCTGGGAGGAACCGATGAACGCCTGTAAGGAGATGGCGTCATTCTGGTCAATGATCGTTACTTGCCCGCGTGCTATTTTCAATGCCATAATTCTGTTATTTTATTTTATTCGATATGATTACCTCGCAATCAAATACGGCCTTGCGCCAAACATCATCACCGCTGATTTCCAGTTCGCGGCCTTCATGTTGTCCGCTGTTCCAGAGTGCGTCAGCCTGAGAATCTGAACTGACACGCATCCAATGAAAGTTGCCGTCAGGAATCTGCTCCGTTATCTCTTCTCCGCCACGGTATACCCGTGCCCGGAGAGTCGTGGATACTATTCCGTTGCGAAAGGTTGTGCCGTTTTCAGACTCTACATAAACAGTATAGGATGAATCCCCGTCGTAAAGTTTGAAGAGAGTGTGGGTAGCGCAGAATTTTTCAGTCCCGACAGTTGCCGTGTACCGCAGAGTAAGCGTATCACGGCCTTCCCATCCATGAAAAGCAGGAGTCATCTCGAACAGGGAACTACGATTGCCGGCATCTTTCCATGCGCCGTCGGAAGCAAGATATTCCCACAGTCTGCTTTCCGGTTCGAAATTGTATTCCACGGCAACCAGAGCTATCTGTGCGGGTTCTACAACGGGTGTCAGTGCATCGGAATAATGGAAGGCACTGCCTCCGGTCAGTGATACCGAGCGGGGTTTAAGCAATTCCTGAGTCTCTTCATCGAAATCCTCCCAACGGATAGTTACGCCTCTGAGTTCTATGGTGTCTCGCGTCCATTTGAAACGACCACCGGCGAAATGTCCCGTTCCATCGGGGTTGATGACAAACGAACCATCACGGGAGACTATTGAACCGTCTTCATTTAGGCTCAACAACGGATGCTGGATTGTTCCGCCGATTCCTCCCCGGTTGAACCAGGCTCCGTAGTCGTCGGTATCGTTCAGAACCTCATCGGTGGCCTGATATGGAGTAGCTGCTGTTCCCAACTCCAACTGTGGCGCAGAGAGCAAGACGGGAAACGATGTGGACAGGACGATGCTCAACTGGGGATTGTTCGAGGGGCGGAGCAGAAACGACATCTTGTGCCGTACCCAGCCGTCATCCGGGGCTACTTCCAACGATACCAATAGATGCTCATCCTGATAAAAATGTATGGTCCCGGCTTCACCCGGGCGAATCCAGAGCGAGAAACAGCAGGGCTGTCCCAGATGGGCGGAGCGCCATTCACCGCTTTGGACATAGAGCGAACTGTCGGTTTCAAGCAGCACGCAACGGCCGATACCGGCCGGGGAAGTTTCTTCTACCTGCCGTGAACCGGAAAAAGCACAGGAGAGACTGTCCAGCAGAACATTTTTATGTATCCTGCCCACATAAAAGGTTGAGCTGAAACCGTGTTCGTCGCCGGCTGTCAATGTCCCGGCGATATTGACATTGCGGGTAGCATAGAGATTCTGGAAGTAAGCACCGTACCCATCCAGAAGACCGAATACTGGGTCTACGATGCCGGAGAGCTTGCCTACGCGACCTTTGGTGGCTCCGGTAAAGACCGAAATGGAAGAAAGACGGACAATATTCAGATCGGCCACTTCGCACCAATCCCCGGCATTGTCGAGCAGGGTGCGGCAGTCTATGGTCAGACTGCGGCTGTAGCGTCCGGGATATTCCACCGTGCAGACCCATAACTTGAATTCCCAATCTGACGATACAGGAACGGTGCCCTGCGCATCATACTTCTCTCCGTTTGTGTATCCGAAGTTGAGCGCCATGCTGCCTGTACCGGCTGAAGCGCGCGCACGAAAAGAGACCAGCAGACGTTCGGGGTGGTCCACGTTTTCTTCCAGTGTCTGTTTCAGTCCTCGGGTTCCATCTACTGCCGTAAGGCAGGTCATACGCATGATACGCTCTGCACCCGGGGCGGATGCCCGGTATTCAGCCGCAATCCCTTCACCGAAAACGGCGTATTTCGTTTTATCGGGAATATCCACCGTTCCCCCGTCCTGAACAGGAAAGCATAGAGAGCGCTCGGTTGCCATTCCGTCAATGACATCCATGTACGGAGCCTGATCGTCGGTTGCCGTAAGGTAGAGCGCTCCGCTGCGTGAAAGGTCACAAAGACTCGTCAAACGCACAAAATCCAGTAATTCTCCGCTGCACGGTTCGTCTCCATCGAGCAAGGCTCCGACAAAATAAGGAGAGTCCTTGCCCGAAATAACATCCACGCCGCTTTCCAGCACCGCCATCAGGGAGTATACGCTTCTATCCCGCGCCACATATTGGCGCCGGACGATATCTCCGGCCTGTAACCCTTGTGTCTTGTGCGAGTCCGGGTCAATACGGATTTTATATTTGGGACAGATGTATTCGGACATGTTCAGGCAATCTTTTCTACCTGGTCTCCCGAGCAACTGTCGCTGACCCAAAGGGAACCGTTGGTAGCATTTATCTTCATAACTTCAAACTCATACGCGCGGAACTTCTTGCGTGCCACAATTTCGTCAAAGGTGGCGGTTACGCTACCGGTGGTAAGGTTGGTCAGTATGGCCCAACCGCTTCCGGCAAATCCGGAAGAGAAGAACTCGGACGAGAGCGCGCCTTTGAAAAGGCTGTTTCCGTAGTGCTTGATGCCTTCGGTAACGGCCTGTAGACGCAATGCTTCAGTCAAGTATAGGGTTCCGTCGGTCAATCGGGTGTACGAACCGTCGATACCGATGTGACCGCGTGCTTCCAGAGGTGTATCCGCCGTGATAAAGTCCCCGTCCGTGGTAATAAAGAAACTTTCGCTCCTTCGGTTCTGTGGAGCGTACAGACTGGTCGATGACCGGTGTCCCAGAAATGTGCGGCGGGGAATCAGAACCTGCGATTGCGCTTCATCATAGGCGACGGGTGAAGAAAGGGCTAGACCACCGTTTTCTCCCCGTATCAGAAACCCGCCTGATGAACCCAACCGAAGGTTCTTATGAATGACTATACCTTCATCCGACGCATCTACACGATAGGACGACAGCAGTTCTGCACCGTAATTGTGCCGAACGGTCAGAGAGCCCGGGAAACAGGCTTTACCATACGGGGAAAGCATCAGGCATTCTCCGTCCAGGTCGGAGAGACCCGAGAACAGACGGATCTTCGGGGTCTGTTCGGTTCCCAGAAGCAGATCTCCACCCAAACTGCCCAACTGTATCTTGTCCCGGTCCGCACGCACAAGCACGGGCGTACCGCCGATACGGATACCGTAACCGTCCAGGAATGACAGGAAGCCGCTCAAAGCCACATCTTCTCCGGAGAAGGTAAGCAGACTTTTGCCGTCATCACCGAGGCTCACCCCTTGCAGGGCTTCCAGACCTCCTTTCAATACGGAATTACCAGACACAGCAAGGTCGCGACGGACGGTCGCATCCTGCATCTCCCAGTTTACATGTCCCAGGTTGGCGTTCCCCTGATGATAGACCTGCATACCTCCGACCAGCAGGTGTGTCGGTGAAATGACAATCCCGCTCTCCTCATCGCCGAAAATCAGTTTTCCGGAGGAACGGACTTCGCCATCCTTTAAATCGATCGTCGGTGCATCCAAGGTTGCCATATCTCCGTCTGCGTCATAACGAAGTACCTGACGTCCGCCAAGATACAAACTGTCACCACCGATACGCAGCGTTCCGGTCAGGCGTATGCCATATTCCACACCTGTAACAACCCCTTCCTCGTCTGACTGTTCCTGTACATAGGTCTCCAGAATTCGGGTATTGCGTACCCCGGCTTCAAAACCATATTGGGCACGCAACAGGCCGGTCATGTCTCCGCCTGATTTTTTCAGATACTCCAGCATCAGCCCGCCACCCCCGGAAGCTCCTTCACCGGCTACGGCACCCGCAATGGCGGATGCAAAACCATACGCAGTATTCCTCAAGCGGATACTGGTATCATCACCCTCCACAATTCCGTAGGGATGTTCCTCATCTTTCTTCTGCTGGGAATTGAAGAAATTATGATATAGCTGGGAATAAATCGAGTAACAGAGGCTCGATTTGTCCAATGCTTCGATATCGGGATGCAGTTCTACACTCATTTGGTATAACTGGTTTTGGAAAGGAACTTTTGTATACGGGATGTCAGGGATATGAAATTGGGGAAGTTAATCGGCGACATCGTTCCCATCAAGGTCGGTGTCATAACTTTGCTGCATTCGGTCATAAAGTCAAGCATCAGTTGGGCAAGTTCGTTTCCCAACACCAGCGGTTCGGTGGCGTTCTCATCTCCCAGGGCAACCTTGTTGTCCGCGACCGATATGGTCGTTGAATTGACCTTTTGCACCACCTTGTCTGCCGTCTGTTTAACCTCCGATTTGTCTACTGTGTGGGTGATGGTCTCCGCATCGATGGAAACGGAAGCCTCCTTGTCCTGGTCATTTTTTACGGTCGTAACTGCGGAGGTCGGGGTATACTTTGTGATGGCTTCGTTGCCCGTAGCCTCCAACTCGTCGTAATCCGGAGAAGAGTCGCTGGAAGGATCCAGTTCCTCCAGTTCCGTAACTCCGATAATCGTTTCTTGACGGGCGTTCAGACGGAGAATATTCACATGCGAGAAATTCACCACATAGGCATAACGGGTGGCGGCATCCATGAATATGGTGACGTCGGAAAAGAGTGTGGGGACAATGAGGAATCCGCCCTTGTCGCTCGTGGCGGCGGAAAGCAATACCCCCTTATGAATGACCGGCTCGGAGGATGCGGTCTCATCCGGATACTCTCCTACGTCAATGGTACCGGCATATTCCGAATACTCACTGTCGGAAGGATCATCATGTATTTTGACCACATAGCCGTGGACCATACGAGCTGTTCCGATTCCCGACATGCCGCCCGGAGCCAGATCAATGCGCTCCATACTGCGCCCAAGGGCTATCTTGCGGATAGCTTCACGGATAAGAAGCTGGTTGGATTTATCTGCGGACATAGTTTTTTGAAAGAATAGTCCACAGATAGCCAGATTGGTTGCCTGCGGCTCATGATATTGCAGTAACTAAATTTTATAACTGAGATAAATCAAATTTACGATTCTACTCAACTTTCTTTATTTTATACGGTATGCTCAATTGCTGTCTGTAACCATTGACTCCAAAAGTCGTGGTCACTTCTTCCACGAGATAAACCCCGTTTTTGGAGGGATTTCGCAGATCGACCAGCTCGACTTGTACTGCCGGGACCAGTCCGAAATCTCCGAAAATGGTCAACGTACCGGTTATGCCGTTCAAGTTATAGTTACGGAAATATTCCGTTGTCTCTTCCACGAGCTGGTCGGAATTGATACCGACATGAGGGGACATATACGGTACAATGGTATAAGTCGACAGGTCAACTTTCGTGCGGGTGTCCGCTCCCGCAGCCGTCGTGTTGCCGGTTACTTTATGTGATTTCTTCGATATCTGGGTGGCGTTTACAGTTTGAAACTCCTTGCTGCCCGGAGAATCCGGATCGTATTCCGGGTTTAGCCTCACGGTCACTTCAAAGAATTTCTCGTCCGTGCCGAGCGCCTTGCCAGTTACTGCGAGAAACTTCGGATCCGTTTTCAACACCTTGAGATTACTCTGCGCCACATGCTCGTTGAAATAGATTTTGAACGGGCCAGTTCCCGAATCCTCGGGAAAGACGGGTTGTGCCTTACTGGACGAGTACGGGCGTCCGACGGCTATCGACGGCATGGTCCCGTCATCCTCGGCATCGTATTTCAGAAAACAATACACCTTATAACGGGACCATTCAGAGAGGATGTCGGCCACCGTGAAGTTGTCCGTAACCTTGACCTTGCCGATATGGATTTCGTACTTCTTGGTGTCTGAATGGATTTTGAATCCGGTATCTTTCAGAATATTGTATTTACCTTCCAGCACATCATTGACTGTGGTGCCCTTGACCGGTGTCTCGAACAGCGGCGCTTTTTTCAGCTTGAGCTTGTAGGCCATGTTTTCACACTGAATTTCAAGCATACTATCGGAATTATAGCCCGTGATATACCCGTCAAACATGTTTTTCATTACGCCGTTATATCCTAACTTGATATTGATGCGCTGTCCAATCTTGAAAGTCGTTTCGTCCACAAGGCGCTGGGTTGTGCGCTTCTCGATGAGCACTCCGTCTTCCATGATTTCTGTCGTCAGACGGGATGCGTCCTTGCCTTCCAGTGTTACGTTGCCGATGATGGTAGAACGGCATACCGAACCTTTCGGGAAAGTAACTTTGGCTGTCCCTATCAACTTCTTGTAGCTTTCGTTGATTTCAATCGTGTGTACTTCCGTCATCTCCACCCCGTTCTGTATCTTCATTGGATTGTCGGGATCCGGGTCGCCGACCGTGATGCGGCAACATAGCACGTCCATAGCCGCTACAGCCATAATTGTGTAAGTTTTAGCAGGGAAGCCGGATCAACGACCTCTGTGCCGAATTTAACATACTTGATCCATTTGTTGGTGTGCTTGATGGCCGTGTCCACCACTTCCTGATCGGCCAGTTTCACCTCTACCGCCTCGGAAGGCTCGACAGCCACGCAGGTCACCGAATACGGCTGCACGTTCCGGCAGTCCGTCGGCTGTAGAGTATAGCTTTGTACGATGAGCTGCGTGATGTTGAACTGCCTCAAGACAGTGTTGTCGCACTCGATGACCCCCTTGTACTGCATCAGCCGCAAGAACTTCGACACTTCCGCTTCGGGATACACATCTGGATATTTCGAGGTGATTTTCCCATTGATGGTAATTTCCAGATCGCCACCGGAAATAAATTCCTTGCGCGTATAGTCACGCCCCTGTACCTGTGTCAGAAGTATGTTATTACGGCTTGCCACCTGAACCTGCGGGCCGAGGTCTACGAATGTCACCAGCCCGTATTTCGTGTTGGGTTCCACCTTGCATTCCTTGTTGTCGTAATACCTGCCTTCCTTCGAGATGGAGAGTTCCAGGTAATCTGCCACTGTACGGCCTACGATTGTATCCGTATAGTTCTTTTTCTGGGCAACAGCCTGCTGCTCCTTGATCAGTTGGTAATACTGCCCGGTCTTGTTGGCCAGGCTCGACTGGGACTGGGTTTCCAGATACTTGTCGCGCACCCGTTGTTCCCAATATTTGAGATAACGCGGATACGATCGCAAAAGTCCGTATGCCGTCTGCGAGGCGACCTGTATGACAGCCCGTTTCAACAAGTCATGATGCTTGGAGAAATAATGGACCTGGCCGTCCTGAAGTTCTGCCAGCCCCATGCCCAATGCCAGACGGGTTGCATTGCTGATATAGCCGCCCAGCGTTCCATTATTCAGTATGCCGCCGCTTAACAGGGTTGAAGCGGCCATTTGTAAAAGTCTTCCCATATTTGTCAGCCATTCCAAGAGGCATCGAAGTCATGCACGACATCGATGAGTGCCTGCGCAAGTTGTTGTTTCAGATTCTGTATTTCTTCGGTTTGTCCTTCCTGAGACTTCATCAGATCGATGGTCTGTACACTCAACAGACTGTCAATATTGACAATTACCTGTTTGGGTGCCGCTGAGGAGAGGCGTCCCGTCCCCGAATAGTTTCCTCCGGCCCCTCCGTCATCCGGACCGTTGTTGGTAATTGGGTTGCTGGAGAAAGGCTTGTTATCATTGGAGTCCGGTTCGTTGCTGTACAGATCCGGGGTAAAGCCTGCCACACGGAGAATATTCTCTGCGGCTTCCGCCGAACCACCGAAAGTTTGCCGTAAGGATGAAAAAAACTTAACCAACGTGGTGTGGGCCAGCTTTCGGTGGGCGATGTTCTCTACACGTTGCTCGTCGGTAGCGTTGCTTCCCAACTTTTTCTGCACCCAATGGCCATCGGCATTCTGAGAATAGCCCCAGGCTGCCAGTTGCTCGAAGTCGAAGCCTCCCTTGCGCATGAGGTCCTGTGCCTTGGCGGTGCTGGATATGGCATCCCTGTATGCTGTGGCTGCACGAACAATCTCGGGAACGGTTGTATTGTTGATGTATTGGGCATAGTCATACGTCTGTGCCGCCACAGCCTCCGACATTTCGCCAATCTTGTCATTATACACCACCTTGCCATTGACCATCCTCCATAGGCTCGTGTCGAGGTCTTTGTCCTGCTGCCCGAAGCGTTCATGCACGGTATTCAGGAAAGCGTTTACTTCCAGTACCGAGTTCAGTTTGCCGAGTTCAGCATAAGCCGAGTTGATACGTGTCTGGCTGTCCCGTTTGGCCAACGTGACCAGAGCGTCCCGAATATCATCCTGACGGGCATCATCCATGTTGTAGACATCGTTGATGGTCATCATGCCTTCCGAGGAAGCCGCCGCAAAGGAGCCCATGAATCCTGCCCACCAATGTTTCGTAAAGGCACCGATTTTATGCCCCGACGCCTCCTCGATGGTCTTTCCAGCCACCACTTCCTCCACTGCACGTTTGGTCTTGACGGCCATACGGTAAGTGTCATTCAACGACGAGTAAAGTGCTTCGATGGATGGGTAGCGGTATTTCCTGTTCTGCTCGATCTCCTCCAATACGGCATCTTTGGCCTCTTTGACCTTCCAGGTTTTGTACGCAACCCAGCCCAGGGCTCCGACCAAAGCTGCGATGCCGGCCGTTGCCGCCACGGCGCCAGTACCGATGGCGCTCAGTGAGGCGGCAGCGCCGGTCAGTCCGGTTCCGGTAGCTACCTGAGTGGCGAACAGAGACTTGAGTACGTTCTGAGCCCCGATAGTGCCGCCTCCGGCCAGCAATGCCCTTGCCATAGCTCCACGGCCTGCCACGCCTGCTGCCTGCATGGTGGAAACGATGGCTCTTTTCTGAGCAAATGACAGTTTTCCCGCACCCCCGAAGCCGATAAGCCCCTGAATGGCCTCAATGGAAGTGGTAGCTGCGGCCTGTTTCCCGATAAAGCCGACAGCTATGCCGATATTGGTCAACGCACCTGCCACCTTGAACAGACGGGTAGCCACAACACCGGTAAACACCAGCGGTTCTATCCAGTGGAAGTTACGGGTAACCCAGGCCCCGATATTGCCGATTACCGTAAATATGTCCAGTAGTGCGTTCCCGATAGAAACCAGTCCTCGTGTGAATTCGGGCGCCTTGAACTTCTCCAGCAAAGACCGCAATACCGAGCGGATGGAAGGTTCCAGCACCTCGTATGCCTGCATGAACCCTTCGGTAAGCTGGGAGGTCACCTGTGCCCACAGCCCCTTGGTCGTATTCTGCTTGACCAGTGCCAGCTCGGAGGAAATACCTTGTGAACCCCGGTTATGCGCCGTAAGCGTCCGCAACTGATCGTAATTCCGAACAAACATCATGGCCGCATTTCCTCCGATTTTACCGAAGATGGACTGCATATCAGCCATAGATGCACCCTTTCTGTTCAGCTCCTCGAAGATGTCAGCCAGAGGTCTCAATTTCTCGACCATGACTCCCTCGATATCTCTCATTTCGGTAAACTGGACTCCCAAGCGGTCAAGTACCTTCTGCGCCTCTTTTGTGGGTTTGGCAAAACGGGTAGCCATGGCACGCAAGGAGGTTCCTGCCAGGGTGCCTTTCAGACCCATATTTCCCAACAAACCGATGGCGGCACTGGCTTCCGTAAAGTCAATACCGGCCATGCGAAGGTATCCGGCTGCCATCTTGTAGGATTCAGCCACCTCCACAATATTGACGTTTGATCGCGATATGGTAGAGGCGATGACATCGGCCACACTGTCCATGCTGTCGTTGTTGATGTCGTAACCAGCCATGATGTTGGTGGCAAGGTCGGCGATGTAGGCCACGTCATTGTCGCCGATCAGAGCCAGATTCGTAATAGGACGAATCGACTTGTGAATGGTATCAATGTTCATGCCCGCCATTGTCAGGTACTTGACAGCACCGGCAATTTCCACAGCCGTATATTTGGTATCGATACCGATTTTACGGACGTGGCGGGCCATATTGTCAAACCGGGTCTCGAATGTTTTCAGGTCAGTATCGGCCACTTTCAGAATGGAGTGTGCCGACTCCATGATATTGGAGTATTCAATGGCTTTTGTCAATTCCGAACGCACAAAGCTGTAGCCCATGTAGGCATTGAGCATCGAAGCGAACGGCAAGTTCCGCAGCGAGGGTGCATGGGAGTATTGGATACGGTTGATGGCGGCGCGACGCTTGCTGCGGTACAGCGTTCCGGCGGCCGTGTTTTCGCGCTGCATCAGCCGCACAGACTGCATGGCGTTGCGCTGTTCCTGCCGTCGTGCATTCTGTTCCGCTTTCTTCTGTGCCGCAGCCTCAGCCCTCAGGCGGGCATCTTCCGCCTTTCGCCGGGCTGTTGCTTCCTTGCGCGCCGCGTCTTCCGCCTGACGCCGCAGCCGTTCCGCTTCCCTTGCTGCGTTCTTGCGCTGCAGCTCCTGTTGCTTCTCCGAATCAAGACGTGCCTTGCGACGCTGCTGCGCCTCAAAATTCTCTTCGTCCTGGACCAGTTTCTGACGGTGGAGCTGCTGTTGGGTGTACAGCCGCTCCATGAGTCTCTGCTGCGCCTTTTCGGGCAACGCGAAAGCCGTTGGAGCATATGGAACCGGCACACCCGAAGCCAAAGAAATGCCGGCACTTCCCAATCCCCCCTGAATATTCAGGGAGATAGAGGAAGCGCGCCGGACTTGTCCCAATAACGCCAGAATGTTTCTCAACCGCTGTTCCGCCTGGTCGGTCTTGATATTGAGTTCCCGGCCCCGCTCCATGTATGTGAGAGCCGAGTTTATTTTGCCAATGGCCTTCGTGATGCGTTTCTGAGCATCTGCCATGGCCGACACCGAAGAGGAGGCGTTCCGTTCAATTTCCGCCTTGCGCGCTTCTGCCGCCTTCTTCTCATACAGGCTTTTCGCGCTTGCTTTGATTTTTTTGCTGTCCAGAGCCTGTGCCGTACCGATGGAAAGCGTGATGCCTCTGGAAAGTTCTGCTATCTCCGTCAGCAGTTTCTTGACCCTTTCAAGTTTCGCCTCGCTGTTCTTCGTGTCAATGGTCAAACGATAATCGAAGCTCCGCTTTTTCCCGTTCTTGGTTCGAAACACCCGGTCAATCTCGTCCATCATGTTCTTGATGTTCGTGATGGCCGGAGTCAACGATGCCTTCGCCTGCACAAGTTTCCCGACGGCCTCACCGAAGGCGATGACCTGCTTGGTACCTTGAGAGGCATCTACGTTGATGGTATAATTGACCTGGTAATTTTGTTCCTGAGGCATGAGGTTGAGTCGCTTCTATCTTAAAAAGGAATAGGTCTGTAAGGCTGAAGGAGATTAAAAAACGGCCAGTCGCAGGACACGCACATTCGTTTTTTGCACTGTCCGATTTTTGTATTATTTTTGTTAAGTGACTGTCTGAAAAGCTATCAAAAACACAATACGAATTATGGCACGACAAAAGAAAGAACCGGAAACCCTGGAGAGCTTCACGCAAAAATGCATGCAGCGGCCGATGGCCAAAATCATAGAGGAACTGTTCAACACACGAACAGAACTTATGGAATGCCGACGGGCTATCGGAGGCCTGAAGCGGCGGAAGGAATCGGGAGTGACGAAGGAGGAGATCCAGCGTCTGCAAAACATTGAACGCAAGTATAAGAAGATACTGGGTTTGGCCGCAGACGTGGCTAATGCTGACGATTAGTCGGGTATCTGTTATTCGATAAAAAAGCGGGGCGCACACTATTTGTGCAGCCCCGCTTTCATCAGTTCCTGGTTGAGATGTATCGCTTGCATCTGTTCGTGCAGCCAGAGTGCCTCTTCCGACAGCATGGCAAATTCCTCATCCGTGACTGTGTCAAGGTTTACGCCGGGGAAGTAATGACGGACGTAAATCATCCGTTGTCGGATGCGCTGCTCGTCCGTCACAACCCACCGGCTTATAAGTTTACCAGGACGCTCTGTCGTGTAGTGATGAGTTCCGACAACTGTCCCATCAGGCCGAAGAGGAACAGCGAATCATTGTCGACAAGTTCCTTGTCTCCATCCATGAAGCAGTCGCGCGCCAGTGTGCGCATGGCCAGGACCTCATCCTTCTTTGAGGCAGCCATGAATTTGGAGAACTGCGGGAAGGTGGGTTCCGCCATAAAAGCGACGTAATATTCCTTTTCCCCGCATTCGGTCTCCCCATATACAACCATCGGGTAAACCTTGCGCAGTTTTTTCTCTTCTTTGATTTTGAGGGCTTTTTCCTTGATTTTGGCTTCCTGTTCCAGCGTAAGCATCTTTTCTTCCATATCGAAATGAATTTGATCCATTTAAAGTGTAGGGGAAGATCCCCCGGAAAGATTACAAAAACACGAATTATCTCGCATCTGAATAAACAGCCCGAGCATTAAGCATTGATTTCTCTATGCAATTCATCTGAATACTCAAAAAAATGATATACGGCCCGATCATACCTATGCCTGTCTATTGGAGCCGCTTACATGGCCGATGTATATACAGATGGCAATATGGCAGAGACGAAAAATCTATTCCAATATTTGTAACATCAGATAATTATCGTTACTTTCGTACTGTTATCACGCGAAGTGATAATGGTACAAAATAGATGATAATGGATATAAGGGAAATCATAATAGCCGGGATAACTGTCGCATTGACACCAATCGAACGCTCAGAACTGAAAGGCCTGAATTTCGATATGGTCACGCGATTCAATTTCTATCATGGCACGTTCAACGAGCAAGTGTTCTGCTTTGCTTCCCAAAACGGTACGGCAACGCTGACTCCGGCCAATTATCGCAGATACGCGGAACGTGTAGAAACGATAGTCGGCGTGCCGGTCGTCTTCATTCTCGATGCCGCAACCTACATCAATCGCAGCCGTTTGATTGAACAGGGAGTCTATTTTGTAGTATCCAGAAAATATGCCTTCCTGCCGACGCTGTTGGTAAATGCCATAGAGAAATCTCGAAAACCCAAAAAGAGCAGACTTCTGTCTCCGGTGGCGCAGTATCTTTTGTTGTATTATCTGCAATCTTCGTTGCATGAAGGCTGTACCATAAAGGATTTTGAAAATATCTGTCCGTACTCTTATCAATCAATCGGGCGGGGACTGTTGGATTTGGAACAATTCGGGCTCTGCCGGTCTGAAATGATTCCCAATGTGGAGAAAAGAGTAATTTTTACGCTCTCCAAGCAGGAGCTTTGGAAAAAGGCTGTGCCGTTTATGCGGAGCCCGATTCGTTGGGTATATTACACGGACGATGATTTACCGGACAATCTGATGATAAGCGGAATCAACGCCCTGTCACACTACTCGCATCTGAATCCGGAAGAGAGGCGGACCGTTGCCATCCTGGACCGGGATTTCAAAGATATGATGTCGGAAGGCTTGAAGGTTGACGACATGGAAGGAAAACATTGCATCGAGGTTTGGATATACCATCCGCGGATGTTCCCGGACACGGAATATGTCGACAAACTATCCTTGTACCTGTCGTTACGGCACGATACGGACGCAAGGGTGGAAGGTGAATTGGAATATGTAATCAAGACAATAAAATGGTAAGAGGTTTAGAAAAATTCAAGGAGTATTTTAAGGAGTTCAGCGACAATTATATCATTATTGGCGGAACGGCTTGTGATATCGCGTTGACGGGTAGCGACATGCCGCCCAGAGCCACGGATGACATAGACATGATTTTGATTGTCGATAACATAACCCCGGAATTTGGCCAACGGTTCTGGCAATTCATCTCGGAAGGAGAATATCAAAACCGTGAACGTAAGCGTGGAGCAGGCAAAGAGCCCGCGCCCGAGTTATTCCGGTTCATCAAACCGTCTCCCGGTTATCCAATCCGCATCGAGCTGCTGTCCACACGACCGGATATCCTTGGAGAACCTACCGGATTCCACCTGACCCCCATTCCTGTCGGTGAAAAGCTCTCCAGTCTGTCCGCCATCGTTATGGATCCGGACTGCTATCAGTTCACCATCGAGAACAGCATGATACATGAGGGTTTGAGAGTTGCCACACCATTGAGTCTGATTTGCCTGAAAGTGCGGGCGTTTCTCAATCTTACGGAAGAGAAGAAAACCAATCCTGAAATCCGCAGCCAGGATATAAAGAAACATAGGGACGATGTGTTCAAACTGCTGGTGACCTCTATTGATCCTACAAATACGATTCTTCTTCCCGATTCATTGAAGGAAGACATGAAAACATTTGCGGATATGATGGAGGCGTCGCTGCCGAACCAGTCCTTACAAGACAGGTTGCGAGTGGACGATGAACAGATCAGAACTTTTATTGCAATAATGAGAGAAGTATTCGTATTATAATATGAAGATACAATATGCCAGCGACCTGCATCTTGAGTTCTCCGATAACAGCCGCTTTTTGAAAGAGCACCCGCTTGAAGTGACGGGAGATATTCTCCTCCTGGCTGGCGACATCGGCTATATCGGAGACGACAACTATTCCACGCATCCCTTCTGGAGCTGGGCATCGGACCATTACCGCCAGGTTATCGTCATCCCAGGCAATCACGAGTTTTACAAGCTGTTTGACATCGACAAGCTTTACAACGGCTGGAGTTATGCCATTCGGAAGAACATCACCTGTCATTATAATGCCGTCATTCCCCTGTCCGCAGATACGACGTTAATCGCCACGACCCTATGGTCTAAAATCTCCATGCAGGATGCCTACGCCACGGAGAGTGCCATCAGCGATTTCAAGCGTATCCGTTACGGCAACGAACCGCTGGACTGGACCCGTTTCAACGACGAGCATTACCGTTGTGTCCGTTTCCTGAAGGACAGTATCGCCCGAAGTTCGGCCCGACATATCCTTGTCGCCACACATCATGTGCCTTCCTTCAAATTGCTAGCCTCAGAGTTTAAGGGCAGTCCGTTGAACGGGGCGTTTGTCGTCGAGTTAGGTGATTTCATCGAAGCAAGTCCCGTGGAATACTGGATATACGGGCATTCCCACCGGAATATGGACAAGCGAATCGGCCATACCATGTGTCTTTCAAACCAGCTCGGCTATGTTTTCAGCGGTGAGCATATCGGTTTCTTGCCGGGAAAATACATCGAAGTCTGAACAATAAAAGGTGCGCAAGGCCTATGCCATGCGCACCCTCCTGAGAAAAATGGGGACATGAACAGGATCATAGCCTGACCAAACATCCTTCAATTCCACTCTGTTCAAGCCTTTCCGTATTTTGTCGGTCGAAGGCAATCAAGCAGGACGGAGCGCCCGCGGGACCTCCCTGTACTCCCGAGGCGTGGCAAAAGCTCACCCTTCCCTTGATAAAGAGAATAGAGTCCGCACGGGGGAAAATCAGTTCCTGAAACAGTTTCGTGTCTGTCCTGACAAACGTCAGCGCCACGGCATTGCGATGTTCCGCGCACCGCTGTATGAACTGTGCGATGAGCGCCTTGTCATACGGCGGATTGCAGAATACACGGCCATGCCACGGGAGTCTGAGCCCGTCGTCCTCGACCGTATAATGGTGCGCCGCAATGTCCCACGGACGGTTCACCGGCGCACAAGGGTCCAAATCGAACGTTCCCAGCCGCTGCAAGATGGACGGCGGGGTCAGCCATTCATTCTTTCCCGTTGCAGTATTTCCTTCAAAAGTTACATTCATAGCCGGCCATTAAATGGTATCCCCTGAACCGATTTGAATATCGAAAGGATTCAAATCGAATTCGTGGGTGATGTTCGTGTCATCCTGCTGGGACTCCAGGCAATCCTCGGTGAAGATACAGCCTTTCAGGGTGACGGTTGTGGTCGTCCAGTCCTCGGAAGCCATCGGGTTGGCAAAGGAGATGATCAGGTCGAACTCTCCGATTTCGAGCAACGAGCCATAGACCGAGCGCAGCAACTGCTGTGTGGCGTAATCCATGGTGATGGACGCCGAATAAGTGATGTTCCCGAATCCGCGGGACACGGGCTTTCCACCCATGCCGTAGTTGGATTCCACCTTGCGCTTTTTGGACCATTTTATCGCCGACACGCCTTCAAGCGTCGTCGAGCCTTCGTCGATTCCCAACGCTGTCGATGACAAGGTAATCATCGACCAGGAGTATGCTACGTTATTGATTACAGCCATAATGCGGGTATTAAGCGGTTAATGAGAGGCCCTCTTCGACATAGATCTTGACAGCCACTCCGACCGGCACAATGACATACGAAATGCGGAGCGTATCATCAACAAGCACATTCTGATTGGCGTCAATGGTCACGGCATACCCGGAAATCTCCTGTGCGGCCTGCATCTTGGCCAGAATATCTCCGATAAGCGTCTTGAAGGCCGTTATCTTGGATGCCGCGAGGTATCCCGTCGAGGGATTTACCAGCAGCGGCGAGTTGACATAGGGAAGCAGCGCGGCACGTACGGCCCTGCGGCTCTTGTTGATCGTCCTGTTGCGGGCAATGGTACGGTAGTCTCCCGTGGAGCAGGTCTGGTCCTTGGAGATATAGATGCCGTTCTCCCGTCCTGCGTACTTGATCGGGAAGATATAGCCCTTGTCATCGAGCTCGTCCAGCAATGCCGGGGAGAGGGATTCGTAACGGTTCAGACTAAGGAAGTTTTCCTCCGCCTCGTCCAGGTTGATGTCCCCGAATCCCAGTTCTATTTCCTGGAAGTCATCGGTGAACAGGTTGAACTGCTTCACCCATGCGATGGATTCCTGCACGCCGGCCTTCGCGATGGCACCCATCACGGCCCCGAGGAACCCCACGGGCGTATGGTTGACATTGCGCATCTGCATGAGGCCGACAGTCTCGTTATGTGCCTGTCCGAATATGCAACTGATACGACTGGCCTCACAGATGCAGGAAGGTATCTTGTTCAGGTCAACCTGGCGGCCCTCGGTCGTATCTGCGCCCGTGTTGGAGGGGTTTGCCGAAAGAATGAGCGACAGAGGCTGGTTCTGTTCGGCAAGTCCGACAGCCACGTCATTCAGCCCCTTTACAAGATTGAGGTTGTACTTGTCTTCGCCTCCATTGGCCTTCCACAACGGCTGCTCGGTCCAGATGCCGAGCTGGTTGATCATTCCTCCGGCAGCCCTTTGCATGATTTCCAATGCGTCCCAGTTCGAGGAGCAGTCCGCGAACATGACATAAAGTTTCCCTGTTCCATTCACGTTTCCCGACATGCGGAAGAACTCCCGTATGTGGTATGCCGGAATACCGTGCAGAAAGTTGACGTTGGCTTCTTCCTCTTCTGTCGCTTCCACGCGTTCGATGATACCGAAATCATTGACGGCGGACTTGAAAGACGTGACATAGCACACGTCTCCGAGTTTGAGTTTCGACTCGTTCGTCTTGCCGTATCCCTCGGTGAAGAGTGTCGGCTGCAAGGAGACGTCGAAGAGCAGTCCGGTCACCTTTTCGTTCCCGGAACCGGTATCGTATGGGATATTTCCGTCGACATCCTTGATAAATACATTTCCAAGCGCCATTATGATTTCATTTTAGATTGTTTGAAATACGGGTTTTTGTACAGCACGGCGTTCCCTCGAATGTGGATAGCAGTGTCCGGTGAGAAGGTACTACCTCCGTTTCCGATGTAAAGTGCCGGATAACCGGGGAATTTCTTCAAGAGTTCCAGAATATGGGGGTCGGTTGTTTCCTGTTCTTTTGTCTGTTGTGTTTTCGGTTTTGCGGTCGCTTCTGTCTCGGATTGTACCGTTTCTTCCTGTATGCGTTCAGCCTCCTGTTCCGCCACTGTTTGCGTAGCGGCAACATCCGGATTCTCGGGCGTTTCTGCATTATTGATTTTTTTTGCCATGGTTGTCGAAAGAAAATTGGGGAGCGGGGCCTTACCTCCACTCCCCGGGTGAGACATTCAAATCAGATGAAAGGTGTGTTATTCGGTTTTCTTGTAGGCGGTGTGAACCACGATTTCCGCAGGACGCACAATGTTGACGTCCATCTTCATGCGCATCTGCATGAAGAAGAGCTCGGAGTTGGCCTGGAGGCGGTCCACCTTGAGGATTTCCGTGTCGTTGGCGAAATCCACGCCCATCCAGAGGTTGGAGTCCATGCCTGTGGAGAACTCGCCAAGCACCATGGTGTGTTCCGGAATTCCGACGATGGGGATGATACGTTTTCCCTTGAAGCGGTACTTGTTCACCTCGGTATTTTCCGAGTACTTGACCTGCTTGTCGGAAATATACTGGTCGTAGGCATCCCAAGCGTCCCAGCCGACAATGAAGGCCAGTGAAGTCTTCTTGCGGATCTGCTTGGGACAGTTCTTCCACATGGCATATAGGGCGGCTTCCACGGCGGCACCGTCGGAAAGTTCGGTAGTACCCGAGACGATGCACTGTCCGCCCGCTTTCACCTCGTCATCCGTGGAGTTCACGTTGTCGAGGATTCGCTTGATGACCCCGTCGAAATACTTCTCCTTGTTGGCGCCGATTTTCGTGCAGCCTTCGGGAGCCGTAATCTTGGCCGCCGATTCTCCGCCGCGTGCGGAGGTCCAGATAGCGTTTCCGATGTACTCGTTTTTCTTGTCCATCAACAGGCGCAGCATCGTGGCCTGAATGCGAGGATCCAGCTCCCGGAACACGAGATTGCCTTCGGGTTGTGCGAACTTCCAGTATTTCTCGTAATCCCTGGGATTGAACTCCAGGTAAATCATGAAGTCGGAAGGTTCGAGATAGCGCTCGGTAAACTGGTATTCGTTCGAGCCGTCTTCTCCCTTGGTGCCATGCGTCGACTGCGGAGTGGGAACGTTGTCCTGAATGACGTTCCCGAGTTTTACTGCCGGCAGCGTATAACGGTGCTGGATGCCGGTCTTGATGTGGATAAGTCCTTCGCGGACCGTGTCGTTTCCTTGAACGGTATAGGTCAGCAGGTCTTCCAGCACCTCACCGTTATACCCGTTCTGTAAGAAGTTTAAAGTATCAGCCATTGTCTTTTGAGTTACAGGTTTGAAAAAGAATCTCAGCCGACAGGCGGATACCTCTTCCGCGTGAGACCTCAGGTCTCCGGCAAGTCAATTAACAGTAGATTAAGGGTTGAGCCACTACGGGCTTCAGGTTATCGGAGCTTCTTGAACTTGAAGTCGCTGCCGACCACCTCCTTGACCTTTTCAGTCATCAGTTCCTCGGCTGTTCTCGCCGCATCTGCCGCCGCCTGGATATTATCCGGATTCTTGGCGATCTCGCGTGAAATCTTGTCACGGGCAGGAATGGAGGCCAGCGTGCTTTCCGCCAGTGCAAAATTCGAGGTGGCCATCTCAACCCACTGGGCTTTGGCCTCACGGTCGATTTTCCCCTCGTTGATGGCGTTTTCCACCAGCGTCTCGATGCGAGCCGCCTGCTCATCCTTCTCCTTCTGCTCATAGGCAGACAGTCGTGAGGTAACGGCAGCCAGGTCCTTCTGCAGATTCTGAATGGCGGCCTCCTTGCCGGCAATGACCGTCTGGGCGTCATTCAGGGATTTCTGCATTTCCTTATACTTGGGTTCCAGGGCAGCCAGTTCCGAAATGCGGGCCATGACATCTTTAACATCCTTGTCCTTCATACCGATGGATGCCGCAATAGCCCCATATTCAAATCCTTGTGTCTTGTTTTCGTTCGTCATATCGCTTTCTGTTTGTTTAAGAGTAGGTGCTGTTTCTTCAAATAGTTTATTCTCTGAACTGACCCGGCTCATGAGCTCCTGAATGGCCGCCGTGTCGGTCAGTGCCGCCACCTCACTGTGCACCTTCTCACAGAGTTGTTTGGAGGTGTGGATGACATTCTCGGCCGGGATGATGCCTGCCTTCACGGCCGCCGCAGCATCGAAATAGGTGCCGTCCTTGCCGGCCTCCCCGTTCATGATGGCGCGAACCTGTTCCGCCTTCAGTCCGAACCGCTTACGGTAGATGGTCTCAATCTGCCTGGTGAATGCCCGGACCATATCCGATCCTTCGTCGTCATCCCCATCCGGGAGCATCGGATTGTGAATCATCAGTATGGCATAGTCTCGCATGAGCGAACGGTTCCCCGCAGCCCAGATGATGGATGCCATCGATGCGGCGATACCTTCAATGATGCATTCCGTATCCACCTTGCTGTTGGCAATGGTGGAATAGGTTGTCATGCCGTACAGCACACTGCCACCCTCCGAGTTAATCAGTACGCGTATGCACGAAGGGCGCACGACATTCTCCAGAAAATCGAACTCTTCATTGAACCGTGCGGTATTCTCCTCGGAGACACGCCCGAAAAAACGTATGACGGCCGGCTCGCCTGTTTTGGCCTCGCCGACAACATATTGAAGTGAATTGATATCCATAATCGACTGTTTCTTTCCGAAAGAGTAGGAGTATGGTTTGAAGAAAGTTGTAAGAGAGAAGTTGGCCTGAAAAAGAACAGGACAGGGCCCGCATCGTCAGGTCCTGTCCTGTTCCTCCTCTTCGCCGGAATCCTCCGTAGGTGGTATCTCATCCGCATCGGCGGAGATCACGAATCCGGTCACCTCCTCGTATTCGGGTTTGGCGTGATGCCCATGCTGTTGAAGATCATGCTGCGGAGCGTCGCTGTGCTGTGTGAACGGCGGCATCACCAGATAACGCTTCACCCAGTCCCGGTAGCGCCACGCTGACGACTCGCGGAACCATACCTCGTAGTCTATCCAGTAGGCTTGTAGCATGTTGGTCGTCTGCGGCATATCGAAATAGGTCAGGTTGCAGCGTTCGTTAAGCGCCGGTTCCCGATCCTTGGCATCCTGAATGGCCACATTGAGCCGCTGAAAGACAATGAAGGGATCGCATTCACGTTCCGGGTCGGAGTTGTTGAGCGTGTTGAGAATGAATCGTACCCGCATGGTGGCGCGACCTTCGCCGATGCGTTGCTGCGCCACCAGGTAGCGGACGTTTACGAAATGGATGAATACCGCAGGGAAAGCGATCTCGTATTCCGTGTTCTCACCACGGACAATCCGCGCAAACTGCCCGTTATCAATGGCTATGGTCTTGAAAAAGGCAGGCGAAGCCCCGTCATCCGGATTTTCCCGTATGGTGAGTATCGCTCTGCGTACCGCCTGGTACATGTTCACGAACGGGTTTTCGGAGACCTCTTCCGGCAGGCTTTCGTTGCGCGGCGCCGGCATTACGGGAGTGCTGGTGTTATGCTTGTCCTTAATCATGACATGGGGAATCCTTCAAATATTTTGTCAATGAAGTGAGCGGCTATGTACGCGTCAATCTTCGGAGAGAAACCGATGAACTGACGATGTACGGGGCGCCGTGAAGAATACTGGTTCACCGTGTACAGTCCAAACTTAGGATCCGTATTGTGCACGGCCGCATAGTGACCGTACCGTTCCCGGCTGCGCCCTCGCTTGCCACGGACAGGGACACTCTTCTCGGTCGTGTAAATGTTGTAATATGCCCCTTTACTAAAAATACGCGTGCGGTTATTCCGTCGGCCCACAATGTTCGTCCGCTTGTTTTCAAAGTTTATACTTCTCGCCAGAGTTCCCGAATCGTTCATCACCGGATGTGTGAACCGTTTTCCCCAGCGGGAAGTACGAGGAGCCCAGTGGCTGCCGCCACAGAATCCTCCTGATGAAAAAGAGGCATGGAACTGCTGACGGGAATAGTCACCGGCAAGCGTCACAAAGTCAAAGACGTTGTATTGGAGCTTATTGGGCATCTTCGTAACATACTTCCCTTCCACCCAATGGGCACAGAATTCGTCAAGCGTTATCTTAGGCATAGAGGAATCGTTTTTTGAGTTTGTCGCCTGTCTGCACGGCAAACTCCGGCAGCGGCGTGCTGAAATAAGGATGTGCGTTGGAGAAGATGCGTCCACCCGTGGCAAGACTCTCCCGAAAAACCGGATCCACCTTCCTATGTCCGGAAGAACGGGAGACAGAAGCGTGTACCGAGGCGAAACCGTTGGCCACGAGGTAGCATCGGCAGCCCCATTCGATAGGCGGAATCAGTTCCGGCGGGAATTCCGACTTGCGATAGGAAACCCCTTCGAAGGAAAGGTGCCAGGGACGGACCCGTTCATCCCCCTGCGTCATGAAGGTAACAAGCGTGTCCTCGCTGACAGCCATCCACCAGGCAGCCATCGCAGCTGCCAGTCCTACCTGCTCGTTTTCTTTCTGTGCGTACACGAGGTTATAGCGTCGGCAAACCTCCTCGCACTCCGCCAAATTCGTTTCTGAGACCTGTTCAGGGAGAGCTCCGAGCATGGTCATCTCTTCGGCCACGGCAAAATCAATCAGGTTTTCCACCGCAGCCACGAGAATTTCATGCTGTTGTCGCTCACGGGCAGAGATGAAGGCGTTCCGGTTCCGGAGAATATCCAGCGCACGGTCGAAATCAATGCGCAGCCCACGCAGGGCCCTGTCAATCAAGAATGAAGCCCGCAAGGTAATGATCTCCTCGATCAGGTCTTTCCGCTCGGCACTATTTTCCCACCATTTCACAAGCCGGCGGAAGGCGTCCCGAACAGCCTCGTATTCCTGCTGTTCCTCCGGCCCGTAGGCAGCATTGTCGGCAGCCCTGCATTCAGGGAGCGTAAGACGGGCTGTTACTTCGCTCCCCGCAGAAAATTTGCCACATGCACCCCGCGAGGATGTCCGTAGCGGCGGTAGTATTCCTCGTCGGACATGATCCCCCGGTCGTTATGGCTGGTTCCTGCGACCGTTCCACCGACCAGCCCGGTCATCACGTTGAGCTGCTTGCCCACGTTGATGCCGAACTCCTTTTCAATCTCATCGGGCGCCACTTCATATTTGTCCGTAATCAGCGAATAGAGCTTGATGCGGTCTTCGTTGCTCATCTCGATGCGGTTCGAATACTTGAATTCCAACCCCGGTAAGATATAGCCCATGGCAACCAGTCGCGGCACAATCTCCTCATTCATGATGTTCTCAATATATCGGCGGTACACCTCGATGCGATCCCGGAAAATATCCTGATGGGCTTTGGTCGAGCCGACATACGACTGCATACCGCCCGCCATCGACTCGCTGCCCAGCACCAAGTTGGAGACTTCCCGGTTCACGAACTCGATAAGCCCGGTATATATTTTCTCGCTGTTGGACATCGTGAAGGTTTTGATGTCAACCTCGTCCTCAATGCCCGTAACCACCACCTTGTTCTGCGCGGCGTTGGCAATCTCGTTGGCCAGCCGCTTGCGGTCCGCATTGCTCTCCGAAACGGTTTTTCCGTGAATGATGGGCTGTCCATAGGTGTGTGAGAAGTTCACATAGTTGGCTACGGTGAACTTCTTAGCCAGAATGAGTGGCGTAGTGGCTGAAAATAGCCCGAGGTCCCCGGAGTTTATCAGCACATAGTGTCGTCGATAGGTCGCCTTGCGGAGATCCCAATGCGGCATCCATTGCCCCTGCCGCTTCAAGACCACCTGCTGATCCGGCAGGACGTTTCTCCGTTCTATGATGTTTACCTCCGCCAGTTTGCCCGTCTTCGGGTCTATATCCGGCATGATCTCCAGCAATGTATAGCCATACAATTTAGCCTCGATAACGCCCTTGATGATGCGGTCGAATTGAGAACCCTGTATCTTCTGTGTCTGTGCGACATCCTTGATGTACTTTCCTTTTTCATTCACTCTTGCCAGCATGTAACGGTCCCCCAGAATCTGGCTCTCCAGCGTTTCGATCACCGAACGGATATGAGCGTCCTGCTGCAGACACGCCTCATACAAGTCTATCAGTCTGGACCGGTCGTCCAGGATATAACCTGTTTCCGTATCCATGCGGCATGAGCGGTACAAGTTGTTCCGCTCGATTTCCCGGACATACTCCTGTATGGTCTTTTTCGAGGTCTTGAATATGCTTTCCAGCAGTTCTTCGTGAAACGAATGGTCTGATTCTGCCATCTTTGCTCCTTTTCTTTTAAGAGTAGCCTGATTTGGAAAGCAAAGTTTTCGGTCGGGGAAATGTATACAGTCGAAAATGGGGTTATGGGCTATTTTTCAATTAAAAAGAACTGAATATAATATACATATTTCACATCGTATTTATTTTATAAATAACTTATAATCAATATAAAAAGAGTAGTCTAAAACATAAAATAATAATACTTTTGCACTATATTTACACGCAAAAAAAAATATACCTTTGTTCCTACTTGTTAAAAACGAATCAAGAAATGAGAATCAAGAGATGAAAGTTAAAAAGGTTCCTTGTCGGAGCATCCGGTACAAGGAATTTCCCGACTTGCTGTTTGGAACGCCGCAGGAGGGCGCTCCGGCCTATTTCGACGCGACACATTTCATACAGAGCCGCGGAGACGAGAAACGCCACTCTCTGGCTGATTTCCGGGTGGCTTTCCACTTGTGGATCGAGGAGTTGTGCCGGCAATACGAAATAGACAGGGAGGATTTGTTCATCCGCGACGAGGCATCGGGGCACCTGTTAATTGATGAATGTCTGGCTCTATTATTTGTCGTTTACATCGAGCCTCCTTTCGGCGTCTACCTTCTGGAGCGAATTTCCGAAATGTTTGTCGATGGATTTACGGTTTCAGACACCTGGCTGGTTCAATCGGTCGGGCTTAGATTTACGAATGAGGAGTGTGACACGAAAAGTTACATAAATGACTGTTTAACAGAGGATAGTCCATCGTGT